ACTCAACCGTCCGATCCCGATCCCCGTCAACCTCAACAATGTGAAGCTGGCCGCCATGCTGGAGTTTCTCTGGCACTACGCGGCGGCAGCAGCGATGGACAATCTCGGCGGCCCCGCCGATTCTGCCTGATTTCACCCCTGTTACATGCACATATCTATTAGTATTTGGCTAATTACCGACGGTTACTCATGCGCACGCGCTGGTGGCGGGAGGTAGGCTCCTATGCACGCGATGACGGCGCTTGGGAGCCGTTTTCTGCTGGCATTTGCGTCGCATCTACGGTGCGGTTTGGGAACAAAGAGATATGAGCACCACCACCGCACAGGAACCCGTGAATCAATTCCCGTCCTTGACGCTAGTAGACGCCGAAGAGTATACTTCGTGATCTACACGTTGTTTTGCGAAAGGATGACAGGTGAAAGACAGACGGTTGTCGAAAGTAGATGAACCGGAGAAATCGGAACATCTACCACTGCGGATCGGGGAGGACGTCGCGAACTCGCCCAATGAAGTCGTGTATGTGCTGACCCGCTATCTCGCAGGGAAATGTGATGGAGCGCGTGTCCCGGACGGACAAGGCTTCAACAAGATTGACGCAAAGCTCGGGCACAGTCTTGCGGAGCAACCGTTCGATCAGTGGACACCGCGTCAGTTGTGGGCAGCACGCAGGATGCTGACTCGGTACAGCAAGCGGCAGTTGCTTCCATGGTGGAGTGCAGTCCCGGACATCGACGAGCCTGTGCGTGCGCGCTCGTCTTCCGATTTAAAACGCGAGCGTGAACAACGCGCAGCCAGTCCTGAGAACCGTGAAGAGCAGCAAACGCGATCCCTGAATATCGACGAGGTCCATGGGAAGCTGTTGCTGGTTCTGCGACAGGAACTTAATCAGGAGTTGGTCAACGAAATCAAGACCAATATTCCACAGAAGCAGTGGCATCCGAAAGAGAAGTTCTGGAGCGTACCGCTTCAGATCGACTGTTTGGAACCTGTTTTCGACATTGCGCTGCGATGGGGATACGACATACCAGATGTTGTCTACCAAGCGTGTGACGTGTTGATGGGTGAGTTCGCTCGGAAGGTTGAATTGAGTTCAGCCGCTGAGAGCGACTTCGACATTCCCGGACTGAACGGAACACTGTACGGCTTTCAGCGTGCAGGGGTAGAGTATGCGAACACCGTCCATAACGTGTTGATTGCAGATGAACCCGGACTTGGAAAGACCATGCAAGCGCTGGGCGCTGTCCAGTCGATGAGCAACTTTCCGGTGATTGTGATCTGTCCTGCTTCGGTGAAGCAGAACTGGGCACGAGAAGCGAAGAAGTGGCTTCCACACGTGAAGGTCAAAGTGTTGAGCGGAAGCGCTGAGCCGTTGACACACTTCGATGGATCACCGATCTATGACATGGTGATCATCAACTACAACGTCAAGGTCATCGACAAATGGATGACGAATCTGGTCAAGTACAACCCCGGAGCGATCATATGTGATGAGGCCCATGCGTTGAAAAACCACGCAGCGCAGCAGACGCAGGCCGTTGAATATCTGCTCGAAAACACATCGGCGCGACGGATTTTCCTTTCTGGAACACCCGTTGTGAATCGACCGATGGAGTTCTTCCAAATTATCTCCCTGCTCGGATATGCAGACTCATTCGGCGGCGTAGGAAAGTTCAAGCGGCGCTACGACAAAGCGGATGTGGGTCGTCTCCACGAACTGAACACACGAGCCCGCACGATCTGTCTCGTCAGACGGCAGAAGAAAGACGTGCTGCGTGATCTGCCCGACAAGATGTACACCGATGTTCCGTTGGAAATCGATAATCGGGAGGAATACGACCGGGCAGAAGCGGACATCGCTCATTTCTTCGCCATGAAGAAGATTGAAAACGAGAACTGGCTCACAGAGACGACGATCCATGCCAAGATCAACGCGGCCAAGCTCAAAGTGTCATGGGAAGAGATTCTCGAACATGAGAAGAAGCGGCGGTATCAGGAAGCGTATGGAATTGGCGCACAGAACGAGCGCATGTTGCGTTGGGAGGCGCTGAAACAGACAGCAGCGAAGGGCAAGCGTTCGCAGGTTCAGCAATGGATCGGAGAGTTTCTTGCCAACAGTGATGAAAAGCTGGTTGTCTTCGGATTACACACCGAAGATATTGAACTTCTCTCCCGTATGTATGCGAGTAAGTTCGGTGCTATTCACATTCACGGTGGAGTCCAAGTGGACAAACGAATGCCGCTCGTTGATCGCTTCCAGAACGATCCCAAGTGCAGACTGATCATCGGTAATATGAATGCGATGGGCGAAGGATTGACACTGACCGCAAGTAGTCATGTCTGTTTTTACGAGTTCGGCTGGAATCCGAAAACGATGGATCAAGCTGCGGACCGTTGTCATCGGATCGGGCAGAAAGACAACGTGATGATCTGGAACCTTGTTGCGATGAACACCATCGACGAAGAGATTGTCCGGCTGATCAACAAGAAGCGGGAAGTCGTTGATGCCATTCAGGATGGAGCAGGAGCCGATTCACAGATGCGGTTCATGCAGGATTTGGAAGATCGGCTGATGCAGAAGAAGCGTTCTGACGTGGCAACTCTCCGATGACGCATAAGGAGAATCCCGAGTGGGACAATCCGCGCCCTTGGCAGAAAAACGTAGACCGCGAACAAGCGGTCTACGACATTCTGCGGCACATGTTGGATACACGGGGGTATATCCCGCCGATGCCGGAAATGGCCGCTATGTTAGGCATCAAGACGCACAGGTTGTTCATGTATTACCTGCGTCATCTGGAAGCCAGAGGACTGATCGTGGTTAGGCCCGGCGACAGGAAAAACTACATCGAGGTCGTCGGATTCATGCCGATAGATCGCTTGGACAGGGTACGGAAATATGCGCGTGCGTGCCTTGCGATGATGCTGGTTGAAGGCAAGTACGATCCTGATTCTGCGCCTTACGCGCGCGCGCACGCGCTTTATAAGGAAGCGAAAGCAGCGCTCCGGGACGGCGATCTGTAACTTCTGGGTGTTGACGTGAGTTGTCGCCATGAGCGATAATGTTTACAGCATCAGTTCTGCTTAGGCACTGACTTGCTGCCCGATGATCTGCGACAGACGGTGTCTCCCCGCGCTGTCGCAGACACGGGTTTTTTGTTATGGAAGGGGAGACGTGTATGTAAGGTCAATTGTCAGAGTGTGGAAGTTAGTCTCGGCTCTATCACTGTTTCGGGGGTAGATATGACGTGCATATCGCCCTCGATTCTTTATCGGGAATGATTATGAAAGATCGTAGGTTAGTCGCTGAAAAGCCTGAGTCAATGGACGATCTAGTCGCACAGAGAGATTGGCTGGTTGTGCAGATGAACGGTATAGATCATCGGCTGGAAAGCGATCTGGTTGTCGGAATCGAGCGAGAGTATGCCGAAGATAAATGGATCGGTTATCTCCGATCATATGAGTTTATTTGCCAGAAAATTGCGAAAGTAGCCTGAGTTGACACGTGTTGACGCCACGTATTATCATGATTTTGTAAGGAAAGGACATCGCGATGGTCAAGCGCATTTTACCGACGGACATTGACACGCTGGCCCGCATGAGTATGTTGGCTCGCATCGAAGGTGTTCGTCTGAAGCCGATGCCACGTTCGCGCGTGGAAATGATTGCCTACCGAGACGGATCACCCGGACGATATATCGTGTCCGGTGATTCATGTACGTGCCCCGCGTATCAGATGCGAGGGTATTTTTGCAAGCACCGAGCGAAGTGGATCGACGAGCATATCGCCGATTACAGAGACTCGTTGTTTGATGCCATCGCGTCGCGCGAGTCGGCAAAGTTGAAGGAGGGTGCGTAGCGATTAGCCACGTAGTAATCAGTCGTTGTTGTGACATGCCTGCAATTGTGCAGGCTGTTTGTTTGTCAGAATCGGAGAGAACCTAATGCCTGCTGCCAAGAAGAATAACGTCGTCAAGTTGAGTGGTGGATTCCACGATCCCGAACTCGAAGAGAACGGGAATGAGGACGGTTACGATCAGGACGAGCCGACCCCCGCCAACGATCTGCTCGGAGGATTCACCTGTGACTTCATCGAGCATGACGATGGAACGGTTACATTTCGTCTCTGGGGTGATGCGGAACTCATTATCCGAACGGCTCCAATCGAGTCGTTCAAGAAGGTTCCGGAGAAAGCGGACGGTCTGGCTGAACTCTATGTTTCGCCGGTCGTGCGTAACCCACAGGTTGATCTGCGTTCGGTTATGGAGTGGAGCGGACGGCAGCTTGCTGTTCATGCTGTCACCGAAGCGTGGAACGCGATCTACCCACCGGAGCGTGGAACTGGTCGGCACTCGCTGAAGGTCAAGCTGGAAGCAGTGCAGGCTGAGAACGCAGTCATTGCCGAGGAAAATGCGAAGAAGGACGCCATGATCGAAGAGATGCTCACGCGTCTCGGCTTCGGCAGCATGGAAGAGTTCCGCGCCGCTCAGTAAACTACGCCTGCTCACACAAGCACACGCGAATCACACACACACTCGCGGGAAGGGGAGTTGCTCGAAAGAGTGGCTCCCCTTTTTTTGTTGTCCTCTAGCCGCTGCTTGACGTGAGTAGACGCCGAAGTGTATAATTCCTTATACGCTCACACGCGAGCGGAACTGGTTCACCATCAAGGGAGACACAAGATGGCTACGTTGAACGAAGGCATTGATCTGGAATTGGAAGACCTCGGCAGACAAATGCGCGAGGCGGAAATGTTGCGGAGAGAAGCCGTTCGCAAGATCAAAGAGTTGGAAGCCGAGCAGCGCAAGCGGATCAACCAGATCATGCACATGCGCCACTTGGAGTTCACGGTTATTGAAGATGGCCGCAGAGTTCTGAAATGCGAACTTTATCCGCCGTCTGCACATCAGCGCCAAGTGCTCACGATGTTCGAGCAGGTGTTGACGATGGATAACCTTGAAATGTTGACCACTGTCTATGAGACAGCCGTCAAGTTCCATTGCCAGTTCACGACGTGGACGACTGAGTTCGGCATGAATCTGGACACAGCCTACGCAGTGCGTGCGAGTGAGTTGAGGGCAGCGCAACAGAGCGCTGCCTAGGGTTTACAGGATCAGGAGACAGGAATGCCGTTGAGTGATGACGAGCGAGAGAAGCTCGGTAAGATGTTGCGCCGATTCAACGAGTCCGACAAGGACAAGGTTGGAAAGGAAAAAATGACGAAGGCACGGTCAGCCAAGAAGAAGTCGAAGAACTTCTCGGAAGCCATGATGAGTCGGTTGCGAGACGAGAACGAATCTATCTTGCGGGACTCACGTCTTGTCCGAGGCGGTGAGAGTTGCTGCCCGAACGATGCGTGCAAGAAGCGGGACGGTGTTGGAATCCTCAACGTCAGCGCCAACAAGGACAAGGGCATCTGCGAACACATCGGACTGGCGATGTTCAACGAACACGCAGAGGAAGCCAATGTCATCTTCATCGGCTTGGAGCAAGCAAAGGAACTGGTCAATCAGTTGATGGTCAGTATCGCAATCGGTGAGAAGGCATCCGGGATCGAGTTCGATCCATTGAAGAAGGCGGATTGTTGATGAGTGACGCAGGCGAAGGAATCACCCGAGAGGAAATCATGGCAGCGGCGAGTTATATCGCCGACACGATCATCTTGTGTTCCAACTTTCCGGGCAAGTTCGTTGATCGCATCGATCCGGGAGTCGGAACGTCGATGATGGTTGCTCTTGCCGAGACGCTGGAACCGGACTCGGACGAGCGCATCGTGGTTCATATTCAAGGCAACAACGTCAACATGCTTGATCTGAACGGGGAGCTTGTGGAGCGTGATGTCACCGTCAGGACATACGCCGATCCGCTTTATGCCGATCTGGAAGCGTTCGTCCGGTTGGCAGGAGACAACGCCCGGTTCGGTTTGTGGAGCAGTCAGTACGGTCGGATCGCATACATCTACGACAACGGCCCGCTCCAAGCGATCACGGTTGGTAAGGATGGAGAGATTCTGGAGGACGGGTATTACACAGGCGGCAATATGTCGTATGCCTATAACCTCGATGATCCGGGGCTAAGCGAGTGGGGAATCTGTGAAGTGTTCCCGATGTACGACGAGACGGTCCAGCAACAGCGCCTGAGACAGCGGGATCAGTTTCGCCAACTGATGGATGTGGTTTCAGATTTTGGCGAACTTGACGTGACGATTATCGGCCCCGACGGAGAAACCGAGATGGTTTCCGGTGACGCAACGATCAGGCTGAAAATAAAGGCTGACCCTGACCGAGAGTAACACAGCGGCTGGTAATCCTTGACACAGAAGTACGGCATGTGTTATAATTAGAGTACGACCTGCACGCGCAGGAGCGACGGCCTACAAACAGGAGACAACACATGTCGGCCAACAAAAAGCAGCTTCGGATTTCAGTCACGTATTCGACGACCATAGAAAACGAGGCCGGATATACGGAAGCGGACATTGCTCGGTTCAAAGCGTTCGCGCGGAGCATCGACGACGACCGCATTTTCGTCGCTGAGAACGCAATCGACTCCGCTCAGATTCCTGACGGTGAGAAACGTATCGACAACGAAGTTGAGTGGAGTGAGACGACCTACGAACTTGTGGACGCACACGCTGCGTCAGACATCAACTGGGACGAAGTGACGGGGTACGTTCCGACGTTCTACAACTAGCGGTCAATAATTGACGGGGTGCGGACGCTGTGTCCGCACCCCTATCTGTGTTTGCGGAGGCAAACCAAGGAGAGGGAACCGAATTGAAGTACGCCCTGACCGACTACTACTCGCCCGTCCTGACGACGGCAGAGGACGGTACAGCAAAGACATGGGGAGATGCGCAGGCTGGCGAAATACACATTTTCGACACGCTTGACCAGCTTTTCGACGAGATTCAAGGCTATGTCATCGACACCACGCCTGCCAACAATCCTACGCTCGGGTCGGTGTTTGCTGTGAATGGATCGCCGCTCGAAATCTATGTCGGCTTCCAAGTCAATGTCGTTGCCGACGACGACGTTCCCGTATTCAATTTTGATGACGCGGATGATGCCGATGCGTAACAAATGAGCGCCAGTCAGCGCCTTCCATTTAATGCGCACACGCGCGCGTAAGGCATGTATTTACAAGGGAGAGATTCGATGAAGTTTACGGTTGCAGAGTTGTCGGTGCTGGAGGACAGCGCAGAGACGCCGGAGCATCTGCGGGAGTACGTGGAAGCGGCTCTGGACATATCTGAAGGCTTTGATGTCGATATTACGGTCAGTAAGGAGGACGCCAGCCTGATCAAGCGGATACTCAACCCGCACTTGTTCATGGCATTGATCCTGTTCATCAGCATGGCATTTGGAATGAGCCAGCACGTATCAGCCATTGGCTACACCAATGATTGCAAAGGCTGGGCACAGATGTTGGGTAAGGAAGGAAAGGTGCGAGATAGCATCACCATGAAACGGCTAGGTTGCGACGACAAAAAGTCGCCCACGCACTATCATGCCACGTTCGATTACAACCGGAATGACTACTGCACCAAGCGCGCACGGTACTACGCTCGCTGGGGATACTTTGGAATGCCGAGGACAGTTGGAGCCATGGTCGAGAAGGACTTGCCGTTCTGCACAGTCTTCGAGGACGGCTCGTACAGCGCCTACGGATGAGCTAATGGCTCGACTGAATTGAGCACGTATATTCGGCCCTGTCACTAGGTACGACACATATCAGTGGGCTGACATTCAGCGGCAGCATGACGTCTAACCGACGCTCATGCTGCCGCTTTTTTGTATCCCGACCATTACTTGACACAGAACTGCGGCGTGTGTTATAATTGCGATGTGATCTGTATGCGCAGATCAAAACCGGATTATCGACGGGAGACAAGTCGATGGCAAAGAAGTACGTGGTTGAAGTGAAGTTCACGGAGAACGACGGTCGAGAGACGTATCAGTATTCAGCCGAGACGCTGGAAACCGCAATTGAAGTGCTGAATCACTTCGCCAGCATTTATGCGGATTCAGGATCGGCGTCGTTCCGTGAAGGGGACATGCACAGCGTTTCGATCATGACGGTCGAAGAGTTCACGGCAACACACGAGTACGAAGATTCGATGCCCGCCGAGGATTGCGGATTCGGAGAAACCGGAGTTGTGTACGGTGAAGTTGCACTGACCGAAATGCGCAATGCCGAATCTTCCGACCCCTTGCTGGAAGCAGTGTTCAACGCCAAAACGATGGAGCAAGGAATTGCCGCCTTGCAGATGCGTGCAGCCGTCAATGAGTTGAGCAAGTAGTTTGACCTGAGTTTGGAGTCCGGCTGCAACTGAGCAGCCGGACATTTTTGATGGGAGACACATCAGCGCCATGTATGAGAACGTGAACTTTTACGCCACAGATCATCCGATGAATCTTGCCGAGGACACGTATGCCCGCTTGGAAGAAGCCGAGTATTACGCTCGGGATGAACGTGAGAATCCCGAAGCGTTCCTGCCGTATGCGGACGGAGAAAACGGGCCGCATTGGAGCGACATCCCGTTCGAGGAACCGCCGCTGTTCCGTTTCGGTCAGATCATTCGACCCCGGAGTCGCTTCATGGATCAACTCGGCACAATCTGGAGTTGCCACGAAAAGAATCGCCACAGCGTGACGTTCTACAAATGTTGGCAGGACGGATCGGAGATTGAAACCGTTCCGAGCATGGCAGTTCCATACAAGGGAATGACGGACGCCCAAGTGATGGAAGCGAACGGACTGCAACCGTTGATGATTCCCGACAACATGCTGATCTGTCATTGCCAGTTCCGTGAAACCGAGAGAGCGGACGCCTGCTACGACTGCGACGACCTCGGTTTGATCCACTGCAAGAGCCACATCAATTCGATTGGCCGTCCTGACTGGATTCACGTCATCAACGGGCCACAAACGTCGGTTGAGACGCTGCAAGCCGCGTTGATCGAAACCATCACATGCGATCTGTGGTTTCGTGATCACTACTCACCGGACGGATCGAGTCTCAATACGGACTGGCATCGAGACTACGCGCTGATCGAGTGGGAACGGATGATCACCCCGGAAGAGGAACGGCTGCTGCGCTACAACCAGTACATGCAGTGGGAATCCAACAATCAGGCGATGTGCATCTAAACCGTTTGGAGTCCGGGAGCAACTGTGCTCCCGGACGTCGTTGAGGGAGAGATTCGATGACCAAAGAGACGCAGACATTTGACGCCGAGATGATCGAGCGCTTGATCATCCGGGAAGTTGTGAACATCCAGAACAGGAACACCTCGGTCGTACATGATCCGCATGTGCTGAGGGCCGCTGCGGAGACAGCCGTTGATGCACGGAGCGTTGATGTGGCCCGGATGCTCACAGGCATCCGCAAGGACGCCTCACGTGAAGAGCTGATGTTCGAGATAGCCGAGCTGATCGACGAGAACGCTCGGCAGTACGAGTTGCTGGTCGAGTTCTATCAGGAAGCCGAGCGAGAGGATGCCTATGCGCGCGCAGACGCGCAGATCAATGAAGGCGAGGACGACGATCCCACGTGCATCGAGTGTGGATGGCACCGCAGCGAACACGGTCATCAGGATCACTCGTTCCAGCGGAGATTGACCGATGACGAATATGCCGCTGAGCAGCAGCGGTTTGTGATGGAAGCCGACATTGAGAACGGCAGCTATCCGTATGATCCCGACGAGGATGAAGCCGACGATGATGATCTCATGGGTATCTGCAAAGTTTGCGGAAAGGAAGGCGATATTGGAAGCGGCTACTGCGACGAGCACCATGTGTCGAATGAGGATGAACTGACGGCTCTACTGGAAAGCCTGAGCGCGAAGTGATCGTCATCCGGGAAGTCTGGAAGTCGGCGCAGGACAAGGATGCGAACGGCGAATGGATCTTCGGTGAGGAAGAACTCACCGATCCGATGTGCTTCCGAAACGCCGATAAGGAGTATGCCGATAGAGAAGTCGCCGAGACGATCAAGCACATCAAAGAGGATGGCCCTCTCCAAGTCACCGGAAGCTATGCGGCGCAGTTCGTGCGGATCGAAATGACCACGATCAGCTTTGCCGAGTGGAAGGAGAAATACAACAAATGGGATTACGGAGGAATGGTCGGGGTTATCGACTGGTGTGAAGAGCACGACTGGCACGGGGAAGAGGAATAGCCGGATCACGGACGGGAGCATTGCTGTTCCCGTCCTTTTTTCATGTTCTGGCCGTCCTTGACAAGAGAGTGCGGCATATGTTATAATTGTAGTGAGCCCTGCAAGCGCAGGAACTCAGCCTCAGATCACGACGGGAGACACGTCATGACCACAGCAGTTGTAACCGTTACTTATCAGACCGCACACGACGCAGGAAACGGAGGCTTGGACTTTGAGTGTTCCAAGATCACCGTGAAAGAACAAACCTACGATTATGCGCTCGACGCGAAAAAAGCGGCTCAAGTCTTCGGATCGAATCTCGGTCGATGGAACAACGCGAACGACATCGCCGATGAGATGGACCCCGCGTTTGGAGAGTTGATCGCCGTCATCGGAGTCACCATCAGTTTCAACGAGACGACCGACGAGTTCGCCGCTGAGTACGGAGTTGCGCAGCCGCTCCAGTTCAGCGCCGAGCAGGAATTGGCAATTCAGGAGTTGGGCAAAGCATTCAACCTGATTTAGCGAAACCGAATGTTGAGCGGGAGCAAACTGTTCCCGCTCTAATTGATGGGAGACACATCAATGCCGTTGACACAGGAGCAATTCGACGCCAAGTTCGCTGGAGTCGAAATGACCGACATAGAGCGGTCAAAAAAGATGCGGATGTATGGAATCAAGCCGCCAGTTGAGCGGGTTGTAGAACTGAGCGCAAGCGGACGGGTCGTCCGCAAGCGTGGAGTTGGAGCCGCTGGAATCGCACTTGTCCAAGCCGAGCAGGACGCGAGAGTGGATGCCGCTCCGAATCCCCCGAAATACTTCGGCGGACAGTTCCGTTTGATGCCCGTGCCGGAATGTGGAGTGCTGGCCGTGTACATGAAGTACATCACGGCTGAGTATCCAACGCTGAAACTGAAAGCCGTCTGTGCGACGTGCCGCTGTGAACTCGCGCATGAAGACCCCGAGAACTACATCGGCAAAACGAAAGTGCTCGGAATTGCCAGCGATCACACGCGCAGCACTGTGAACCATGCCGTGTATGTGCTCGACGAGAACACCGGAATGTATTTGTACAAGAGTCCATACCGGATTCTTGCAACCTGTAGCAAGTAAACCGGATCGAGACGGCAACTGAGGAAATACCAGAACGAGACGGCATCAGAAATGATGCCGCGTAGAACGAGATTGGTACGGGTAGCCGAGCCAAATGAAATCAGGATCAACCGGGCCAGTTATGGGAACCGACCGAGCACAGAAATGGTTCGGTTCTGTATTCACCCAAGGCATAAGGCCCGAGGATACGGAACCGTCATCAAGCGGCAGGAAACGGTGGCCATGGGAAATGAGTACGTCGGTGTGCTGCTCAAAACGAGACGGCAGCAAAGGCAACCGAGGACTAACCGGCGTCAGAAATGCAGGGAACGCATGGAACCAACCGGATGCGGGATCAGGTCCAACCGGCCCGAATAGCGCTCCCTGACCAGCGCTCCCCGGCAACAGAAAAAAGGCACGACAGGAAGGGAATCGCTCCAGCTCCCCCGAGAACGGCTGCGTACACCACACCTAGCCACGTCAAGGGAGCGCCACCCGCCAGCAGCAACGCAGGCAGCAACATAACCCCCAATAGCAGAAAAGGCATGTTCATCTCTAGAGGTAGATATATAAAGGCGAAGCAGCAGAGAAAGGCAGATAAGACAGATATAGGCACAGAACGCAACCAGAATGACGCTACCGCAATGAAGTGGGATGAAACGTATGGGAACGCATATCACGGGAAACATCGCATCAGCAACGCCAGTACAGCATGGGATCGGCATCAGGCAGAGGGCGGGGGAAGCCTTTACCTAACCTCCCCGCTTCATTCATGGCTAATTTATGCGTCCACGCAGCGATTGCAGGCTGCCCGCGCCGATAAATTGAGCCTGACCGTGCTCCCGAGCGCCAACCGGTTTTCGGCACGCCAAGGTGCGCCGCGCCGCGCCTATAAGACTGTGTCGGCCTGTTGTACGGGACGGTTATGTGATCTTCTGGCTACGTGTGGGTGGTTACTCTCCCGACCGAGGCGGGCGGCGGTTCGCCTAGCCGCGCCGATTGTGCTGGCCGCAATTGCTGCGCTCGGCGCGGAACGGTTCGGTTTTCGGTGGACCCCGCGCAGGGTACACCGAACCGAGGCAAGAAGTCAAGGTGCGCCACCGTCCGGCGTGTTATTTTCGGGGATGGGAATGTCAAGCCGGGCCAAGGCGCGCCGATTGGGAATGAACCGGCCTGTGGTACGGGACGGGAACGGTATTCCTTGGCTAGGCCCGGCTGGTTACTTTCCCGGCAGGCGGCGGCGGTGGTATGCCACGGCGGGCCGGGCGGGACGGCGGCGAGGCGGGCCGGGATTTTTTGGCGCGCCGAGCCGCGCCACGCGGGGCAGCCGGTGGCGGAGCCGGGCCGAGAATGAACCGGCCCGGCTTGTGCGCGAGAGAGAGACTCGCGCGCAACTCGCGCGCGAGTCTCTCTTGCTCAACTACTGCGAGAGCAACTCTAGTTGCTCTTCCAGTGTGTCGAGACGCTCAACGAACTCTTCTACGTCTCGCGTCATGTTTGCGAGTTGCTCTTGCTCGAACTCTGCGCACTCGCGCGCGTTATCTATCGCGCGTTGGAGTTGCTCACTCGCGCGATTAAGTCTCGCAATTGCGAGACTACTGTTAAGCGTCATGTTGCTCTCTCTCTTCCAGTGTGAGTGAGAGAGCGCGCTATCGCGCGCTCTCTCTTGCTCTCTAACTCGCGCTCTGTTTCGCGAGTGCTTGTGCGAGTTGCTCTTGCAACTCTCTGATCGTCGCGTCTCGCTCACTCGCTAGCGCGAGTGCTTCTTGCTTCTCGCGCTCTGCGTTAGCGAGTTGCTCTGCGTTGATACGTACTGTCTCGCTCTTACTCCGTTTCGCATTTTCTGCGTCAGTCGCGTGAGACTCGACAATAAGTTGGATGTGATTGTTGAATCGCGTAATCACATTTTTGAGCGCTCTGCGTTGATCCGTTGGATACGTACTCGCATCGTCGCTCTTCTCTTCCAGTATTTCGCTCTTCTCTACTCCGTCCGAGAAGTAGTAGCGCACTGGAATCTTGCTACTCTTCCATGTTCCGAACTCCGTCCTTGTAAGTGTGAACTCGTGTCCGAACACGTAGTAACTCGCGACAGTCCTATCCGCGTTCCAGTCTCGCGAAAAGAGCGTTTCATTTCGCTCTCTCTCTGTGAGACTGTCGAGCGCTATTCGCACTACTGCGCTACGGAGTAACTCCGTCTCACTAGCGAGAGTGTTGATCGTCTCTGCGATCAACTCTTGCTCCGTGAGCGTCTCGCTCTCGCGTGTCTCGCTCTCGCTCAACTCGCTCACTGCGCTCTCGCTCACTGCGCTCTCGCTCTTGCTCTTGCTCGTCATTCTGTCGCTACTCTCTACGCTCACTCCGTGAGCGCTCACACTCTCGCGCGCTCTCAATTGAGCGCGCGTCACATACACACTGCGACGCACTGCGTCGCTCTCGCGTCTCTCATCCGTCTCCGATTCTCAATTACTGCGTGAGCGCTCTCGCGTCGCTCTGTTGATCGCACTAGTGATCGTCTCACTATCAACGCTCTCTTTTATAACGCATTGACTCTCGCTCTGTCAATGTGAGCGAGAGTCTCTCGCGTACGTATGTGAGCGTCTCGCTCTCGCTCAACTCCGTGAGCGCTCAACATATATGTGAGTTAGTTAGTACATTCATTGTAATTTTTTCAAATAATGCACCCTGACCCCCAACCTCGGGAAGAAAAAAGTCAGCAGAAACGGCACGCTCTAGCGAGTGCAGCGTCCCCGTGCAACGCAGCGAGTGAGCGCATCGCCCGCAAAAAATGAGAAAAAATAGCGTCAACTACCCAAATGGGGAGATTGACAGCGAGATTGTTCCCAGCGTAAAAAATTGAGCATGGGGTGGGGGCAGGGTGCTAGGGGCGTAGCGGGCACGCAGGCACATAGTTCCGCTACGAAAAGCGAAGTTGAGTAGGTGAGCGCGAAATCGCGCTTTTTTGTGCCTGTTATTTGATGAGTTTCAGTCCCATGCGTGCTCGACGTTCGTTCCACGTCTCTGCGCGGGAAATAAAATCGAGCGCTTTCTTGGCGTCTCTCTCGTTGCGGTTTCTGACGCGCAGAACGACGATGCCGCTCACTCTGAGGTTCTCGGAGTCACGGAAAGCGTCGTATCGCTTGTTGTGCTCGGGTCCATCGACTTCGACAGCGATCCCGAGCGTGTGGCACCAGAAATCGAAAATACGGAACCCTCGTTGACTCTGCCGACTCCATTTGACGTTGGTTTGAGACAGTTTGTCCGCCATCCAGTGTTCATTGGGATTACGCAGGGATATTTCCAGATTTTGCTTCTGGCGCATCTTCATGTGCGCTGCCTGCTCCGCGTTCCATGGGTAATTCATCGGCTTGTGTTTACGGTTCTTCATAGATGAAAAACTCCACTGTCTCAGCCCGGATAATGACGTAATTATACTGTAATTGACGTAGGTCATCCTTTTGACCATACTTGACGCGACTTGTCACCATGGATTATAATGATAATGACGATTTTGTCACGTAGTCAGGGAGAAAACGGTGTGGAAGAGAACGCCATCAGGAGTGATTTTAGTGGACGCTGGTTGTCGTTCAAACGACTCTCCCCCGAGCAGGTCCGGGAGATTACTCGCACGCCTCGCAATGCTGATTGGCGTGCGTTTTACGGTGATCCCGCATTGAAACAGCGCTTTCTGGAACGGGCGGCAGATCACCGGGCTGCGGATCAGATCGTGCACGGGGTCTACTGGAGAACCGACGAACGCTGGGACGACAGCAAAGCGGAATACAAAGCCGTCAATATCGGGTGCGCCGTGGGCTGTCTCAGTCATGCCAGTGAGAGCGCGCATCATGTGCTTAGTAAGTTGACCGGCGTGCCCCAAGCACTCTATCAACTGACCGATATGCTCTTCGAGAGCCACGGACTAATGAACGGGCTGGATACGGAACTGCCGGGTGATGTGATGGCCGCCATCCCGGTCGGATCGGATCAGTCACGCACCGCCTATCGGATCATGGCCAAGCTTGCCGTCGAGAGCGACACGGTCTGGGATGAGCACCGCGCGAATCTGCTCCGGGTACTGAATAGCGATGCGACACCCAAGGAGATGTTCACGGTGTTGAAGGAGTCGGTCCGGGACGGACATACCCTGCACGTCTACGGGATCACAACCTTTCTCTGGGAACGCATGGCAGATCACGTCGATCCTAATGAACTACGCACCATCATGCTCGACGAACTTGCGAAGGCTCCTGTTCCCGTTGTTGCGGTTCCGGCAGAGCAACAGTCAATGGCTGACTTCATGAAAGAGTTCGTAGTGGAAACGGAGAAGGTGCTGTCGTGAGGACGATCTACGCCGATAAAAACAAGCTGGCTCTGCTCAAAGAGGTGAAAATCCTCTCGGGCGGACATCAGCCGGAGAATCTGAAGGAGCAGCTTTCGGAGGAACCCGCCCAGCCCAATATGTGCGTTATGGAAGCCATTTCGTGGATCATGAACGATCAGTCGTATTCCCCGAACAACCTCGCATGGGTCAATGACTCCCCCGTCTGTGTCCTGCATCACCTGACCGAATCCATGATCGGGCTGAACGACTCGTTCGATGAAATCGAGTTCCGACTGGGCGATGACGACTGCTACGAAGCCGCGTGGCTCTACAACGACGACGGGCTCGTCGATCAGGCCCGGACGCGACTGTTGACTCCGCTCATTCCGATGCTGATCGGGACGGCCTTTACGGAAATGGTCGGGAATCACGTGGTTCAACTGGAAGAGCAGTTCCTGACCACCGATGAATGGAACATCGTGAACCGGATCAGATTCATTGCCAATGACTTCTCACAGGCCATGGACGCTGCCGTCGATGACGACATCCGCAGCAGCTACGAAGACGCCGTGACGGTCTTCAACACCTTCGTCGATGAGACGCGGGATGAACTGCTCCATCTGGTAACGGAGTTCACCAATCTCCGTAAACCCCACATGGAAATCGTCTACAGCGACACCGAACACGAAATCCATGAGCATGACCTGATCCGGTTCTCGCCCGATACGGAAAAAGAAGCAGAAGCCACTGAGCAACTGGTCAGCGACTTCATCAATGCGTTCGCCACCGAAAAAGTGACGGAATACGCATGACCGAGATACCGGAAACGTCGTATGACCACTTTCTGGACCCCACCGCCGCAGCGCTCGTGATCGGGGCGCTGCGCAATCTGCTCCCCCCCGGCTATACGCTGGGGGTGGACAAAACCAGCATCTTCTTCGCGCACGGAGTCGGGACGGATCGCATCACCTCTATCCTCTTCGACGACAACACCACCTACCCCACCCAGAGCGCGGTCCTTGATCTGATCCAGTGGATCGCCAACGCCGCCTATCTCGCCGGATACACCGCAGGAAAAGCACTCGCTGACCGTCCTTGACGTGAGTTGTCCCCTAATGTTATAATACTATTGACAATTCTGTCAGGATGGGTCCAAGGAGGCCGGTGTCCGCGTCGTGTCGTCATCTGAACGGTTGTTCCTCATTGAAGGGTAGTGAAATGAAGTTTCGGAAGTTCGCCGTCGATTCCAGTAAGTTCAATCTGATCGACAAGGTGCTCAATAGCTCGCACGGGAATAATTTCCGCACGAATCAGACGGGTATCCCCGATATGTGCGTCATGGAAGCAGCTTCGTGGGTGACAGGCCGGAAAGCCAAAACGGATCACCCCGAATGCACCGACGGCCACTTGACCGCGTTCTGTATTTCCATGAATGACGCGCTGGGTGATCGTGTGTTCCGCGATGCCAAGACCTATCAGCTTGTCACCGCAGATGATCTGCGCGCGAAATATCTGAAGCCGCTCATTCCGGCCATCATCAACACCCGGTTGATCGTCCATTACGTCTCGCCCGAGGAAAAAGCGCAGGGCTATCAGCCGGGATCAGCAATTGATTACCCCCGCTCTGAACGAACCGCGCTGTTGCTCACGCAGTTGCAACACACCCAGCATTCGTGGTTTGACGACGTCACCAACAAATACGATCTGGAAACTGTCGAGCGGGTCTATCAAGATCGCACCGATCTGATCCGCGCGGCGGCAGCGTCCATGAAAGCAGATATTCACGCCTACCGTGTCGAAAAAGGATGGAGCCGGGCACGATCCACGCCACCCGCTCAGACTGATGCGGCTGCGTGCGAAATCGTCTACGCGGGCGCTCTCCATGAGGAGGTCATCTCATAATGACGCCCATAACGTATACCCCTACATTCGGGGACGCCCTGCGCTCGGTGCGGCGCGCACGCGGATTGAGCCAAAGCGATCTGGCGGAAATACTGGGGATTAGTAACGGCACGATTTCCAACTGGGAAACCGGCTCAACCCACTTCGTCAATAAGGAGCATCGACAGCAACTGGCCTTTGCGCTCGGACAACCCCCTGACTTTTTTGAAGGGATGCTGTTCGGGAAGCAATTCAAGCCGGGTGTGGAGCCGAACACGGACTTTTCCAGTGCATTGATGCAGGCCGCGGAAAAACTGTCGGTTGTCGAAGATATTCGCAATTTGCGTCGCGCCGATTCGCAAAATCTGCTGTCTCACGCACCCGCGACGCACAACGTGTCGTCTCCCCATAACGGGATCATGGGCGACAAGATCGTTCCCATCCACGGCGCAGGACGATACCCCAGCGATGTCCAGTACGCCGTCCGCATCATCCAGAGAATCTACGAAGACTGGCTCTACCATCCGGAGAAAACCGGCGATCACTGGTGGTTCTATCTCGCCGAAGTCCTGCTCCACGAACTCACCACCGATGATTTCGCCCGCCTGCGTCTGACGTTACCGACCGGTCCGGACAGGCCCCCGCAGACGACTGTGACACGTGCCGATGACGTCTGATCTGGAAAACAGCGTAAAACGCTGCCCCAAATGCGGGGAGACGAAGCCGCTCACGGACTTTATCGGTCCGCGAGCGGCCAAACCCCGTGTCTATTGCAACCCCTGTAACTCGCAGTACGTGCAGGAATGGAACGCCGCGCATCCTGAGCGCGCCCGCGAGATACGCACGGACTACATTCGCTCCGGGCGCTATCGAGAAGTGCCCAGTTACAAGCGCTCACTGGAACGGGGGCGCGTGAAACGAGCGGAGCGCGGGAAAACCGCTGAAAATCGCGTGAAACTTAATCATGAACGCGCGATGGAGCGCCTCGCGCACGAAATCGAACACGGCAGAGTCTGCAAAGTCTGCGGACAGACCAAGCCCCGTGACGAGTTCGCCAGTTGCGGCAAACCCCGGCATCCGGAATACCCCAACGAGCATCAGAAACGACCCCAATGCAAGGAATGTTGGTCCAAAATTGTCTGGACCAAGGAAAAAGAAGAGCGAGGTGATCCATCAACGCCACGGACGTAGAAAACCTGATTGCGACGCTTGCCCCTCATGAACTGAACAAGGCCGAATATCGCTCCCTGATCAAGCAGATCGATAACGCGATTGCCGATATTCGCGGGGAGTTACTCGACTTTATGCTGACCACGGGGGCAAAACATCTCATTTCCCACGGAATTGACATCGTGCAGGCAACGCGGACAACGATTGACGTGGGAGACTCCGAATTACTGGTGGCCGAACTCGAAAAACGCGATCTGCTCAGTCGGTACTGGACAATCGACGTCAAACGGGTGGCCGACGACTTGGGGGAGGATTTTCCGGGTCTGCGCGTCATCAAAACCGACGCTTTGCAAATATCCGCCCAGAAGGTGAAGAAGTGAGCGACGGAGCGGGGATGCCGCTGACGCCCGTCCAGCAGGCATTCAAGGACTACTTCACCGAACGGGCGGACCCCAAGATTGCATGGGGTCATTCATGGATCGAGGATCGGGTTGAATTGATCTGGTCATGGGGCTACGACAACATGCTCACGGTCAATGAGAATAATCGGATCACGCTTTCGTTCGGCGTCAATGCGGCGGACCATGTCGAAGACATGATGAAAACGCTGGTGGACGCATTCAAATACGCCACAAATTACAAGGAGACAACGACGTGAACCCCGATGATCTGCGCGAACGCCTTGTCAATCAACTCGCCTTTCTGGTATCGACCAGCGGGTGGACCTATGAATACGACGATCCCAACAGTCGCTGGGAACTGAACGACGATACCTACATCGCTATGCTCGGAGACGGCAGCGTCACAATCCAGATCGCAGCCCCCGACTACGAAAAAGCGATCCCGGCTATCGACGCAGTCCATGTCGCAATCGCCGAGCACGTCGCGTTCATGACCAACGCTTGACGCTACTTGTCGCCAAATTGTATACTTAGTTAGCTGCAACACGTCCGTATGAGCGCGTCATACGGGTTGATTCGCTTGTGCGGACGTGTTCAGCCCACTTGAAATGAGGAAACCATGACTGTGAACAATCCAGAAGCAGTGGCAGCCCTGAACAGGGTATTTATTGATACCGATGCCCAAGACGCGCAGGTCATCATTGATGCGCTCGACGTGCATGGGATGGCGATTGTTGATCGCTCATTACTGGCTCTGCTCTTGGGTGCCTCAACCGCTGTCCTCTGGCAGCAAAAAGAGCCCTCCAAGCTGCTGATCGATACGATCAATCAATTGGCTGCATGTGCAGGCATGGACGTGTCGCGATATACGCAGGGGATGGAGAAAACAGATGCAGGAGCCCCCCATGTCATCGATTGATTACCACTACAGCCCCGACGACACCCCGATGAGCGAGAAGTTCACCGGGAAGCAGGAGGAACCGATGAAGTACGAACCGTATAGCGTGCGACAGGCCGAACGTCGTAGGCTACAAGAGGGAGACTACAGCGAACCGGACAGCGCGGCGGTGGATGCGGTTGCGAAGGCTATCTACGATTCCGACTACGAACCAAAGCTGTCCATGTTCACATGCCAGAATCTCGCCCGAGCCGTCCTCGCCCACCTTCGGGAGCACCCCGAGTTTCTTGGTATTCCGGTAATGACGGTAGAACAGGCCGCGAACAATTGGATCAACTCCGGTTGTGGCACCACCGCTCTATGGCTTGAAACTATTGCTGGAACCATCATCACCCCCGATCCCGACCCGCCTGCCGCTGAGCCGGTGCCGAGTGTGGATACTGTCATGGCGTTGATTATGTCTTACGCCTTCACCCCGGATCGCGGGGAATCCGGTGAGGAACTGAGGGCAGTTATCACCCGCCTCGTCGAAGTCGCGAAGGGTGGTGGAGCGAAATGAGCATCTTTCCAACGGACGCATCTAACCCGCACCTTGACCGGACAGTGCTGGTTCATGCTGATGAGGTGATTGTGGACAGACTGGACATTGAGCGCATCATCGAATGTTGGGGGCCAGCGTTGTTGGAAGCGAAGGCCAGCGACATGGATATATATCCTCGTTTGAAGTCCGCCCTCGCCGACCAGTCAGGAGGCACCGACCATGAGTGAACGGGATGAGCTGAAACAGGCATTGAAGCAGGGAGGTGCAATTGACGTACATGCCGAATCTATTGCCGACGCCATCCTCGCCGCCGGATACCGCAAAGTCCCCGATGATTGCGTGGTGGTGAGGCGTTCGGTCATTGATTGGATGCTCGATGATTGCAGCGCTGGAGAAATCTACTTTGGTCATTTCGGTGGCGATGAAGTAGCGGATAACTTTCTCGATGATGTGTTCGGACATGACACCCGCATAGAGGGCGAGTATTACGGTGATCGGTGGAATAGATTGGTTGATACCCTCACCGCCGCCCAGTCAGGGGAGGATGTATGACGCTCACCATTCAGAAACCGCAACCGATACGGACTGGTCAGTTGGTGATCATTCCTGTTGAGACAGAAGGGTTCGATTGGAAGATTTACCGAGTTATCGGACTGAACATGGAATTGGCGTTTTTGGAACCCTGTACAGAGCAGGGAATTGCGATCAAGGGCCGAGCGACACGACGAGTGGTTACTGATCTGCTGGAAGTTGTGGCGTAATGCAGGAAGAATTGACCGTCATCATGAGCATGATTTTGATTCTTGATCAATCGATAGAACGCAAACAGGCAAAACTCGCGCGTGTCGCGCCCGATTATCATGACGCACTCCATGAAGGGATTGCGTCTGCGCAGAAGCAGCGGCAGCGGCTGCTGAGTAAAGCATGGGCAATCATGCGCAAGCCGGTTCGTCTTCATGTCTGACTATCTCTGGTTGGGAATCCTTGCGCAGATTGCCCTGATCTTTGTCTACTTCCTTATTTGGAAGAAACCGTGGCAGGGCGAGTTGGAAGACACCAATCGCAAGTCATTCTGGGATGAGGGGAACGATCACGGGAACTCTCTGTACTGCGTCAGTATGCAGCGGTATGAACTGCGTCACGTTGATATGGCGGCACAGGAATTGCATCTGCAATGCGGAGAGTTCATGCGCCGCTCAGCAATCAAGGAAGCAAACCGTGTTCTTCCGCCTGTGACAAATGGAGGCTATTTTGGAGAAAAGGAAACCCTCCCCCGATTGTGAGTGGTGCGAAGGCACTGGCTGGCGTGCATCGAATCCTGCTGAGTGGTATCGCGTGAATAGCTGGCGCGGGGAAATGGAAACAACATTCTTCCCCTGCCAGTGTCGCTTGGATCAGGACGACGCCGAACTGGATGATCAAGTTGACGACCAGACTTGACGCTAGTTGTCCCCAAATGTTATAATTACTTTGTCAGAAGTGTGACAGCGGAATAGAGAAAGGATTGGCACTATGTTTTCTATGCCCGATAAAGTTCGGATGCGCAGCATCACCGAGCTTTATCAAGGAGGGGTCAACGACGACCGTCTCCGTGAAATGAAGGTGAGCAAAGGAAATCCGCTCACTATCGGTGAAGCGATCAGCTTCATCATGGACGAGCCTGCGCTGACGAATCGTCCATTGACGGTTGATCCGACATTGATGGGGCTGGTCAATTCGACCTCGCTGTATCTGGGGACGAGTGACGAAGCCAATCAGCTTCGCATGATTCATTTCGCGCCGATCCTGTCTGTTTTGACGCGCACAACCCATGTCATTGATCCGGGTGAAGTCAAAACGATGCGACGCGGTGGAGTCGATGATTACGGTCGGAAGATCGTGGACTACGTCAAGCCGCCCCGTGTCGAGTGCGTCCAGAGTGACGATGCCTATCATCATCACCGGACATTCAATGCGTTTCTGGCCATGTCCGTCTACAACGAGCGTGTCCCGCGTGTTTCCATCTGTATCGCCGCCAAGACGTACATCAATGACGTTTCCCAAATCCTGAGCCTTGAAGTGATGCGCATGGAGCGGGAATACGACGCGATGATCCGTGAGAGCCTGAAAGATCGCACCCGGTCCACATTCAATGAGATTTCGGCGCGACGTGCTCGCGAGATGGGTGTCACGCTGACCCAGTTCTCGGACGATCTGGCCAAGAATCAGCCGGGTCCAAACACGCTCTTCGATCCTGACGGAACCGTTGAGGAAGATGACGTGCTGGTCGAGGTCTTCTGATGTGGAACGCCTACGAGTTCGGATCATGGGGCGTAAGCAAGGCACTCGATCTGCATGAGGATGACCCGCTGACCCGTGACGGGTTAGCGGGGATGTATGACCATCCCCGTCTCTGGGATCGCTTCCTGCGATGGAAGCACCAACGCTTCGACGGTATCGATGTCAGCTACGCCGTGATCGAGACAGCCGAGTTTCGTGATCCCTTCTCTCGTCATCGGACGCTGCTCTGCAATGACTTCACGTCCCGTAAAAACGCGCGCGATCTGATGATGGATAGCGCGCGGGTACTGGAAGACATCTTCAACAACACGTTGAATCGGCAATACAACGAGCGGCTGATGCCGACGTTGTATCAACTGATTCGGACCACGGTGTATATCAAAACGGGCAAAACGATCAACGAACGTGTTGATCGAACTCAAATTATGTACGCACCATTGGAGGTGTAGGTATGAATCGTCGTCAGTTGCTTCTCACTGCTGGTAGTGCCGCTGGACTTGTGGCGTTACCGCAATTCACGGCACAGGCCGAGGACGTGTATTCGTTTCGGCGCACATTCTCGCTCGAAGATGTTTCGTTTGATCAGCCGATCACGTACTTCTGTGCGTGTCTGATGGGGTCAGATGAAGATTCGGCCATGCTTGCGTATGAGAATGCCGAAGATACATTTCTGGGCTCTCTGATTGAGAGTTTGGAAGATGACGGGTACGTTGTTGTGGATCGGGACGAGTTCATCGTGCATATCGACCGCTTTGATTCGCGCGACGTCACACGAACCGGATTCTCATTCACCGTCAAATCCGAAGATAGCGTGTTCGACATCTATCAGAAGGCGATTGTTGCTACCCGTGGGGGCATCGTTCAAGTCTGGGCATCCATTTCGCTCGACGATTCAGCAAGAGATTTGCTTGATCTGGCCGACGAGTACATGCTGTTTTCGGCCAAGAACGAGTCTGATCTGCCCGATATGCTGCCTGATGAGGATGACATGGCTGATCTGGGGTACGAAATGACGGAAGAAGGTGATATGGATGGACAAGAGTTCTGATGCACGACTTCCAACGTACGCCTACTTCTGGGTGTGCAACAAACACGGTAGCTATCGTCGTTGCCAGTCCAATGAAGAGGTCAAGAACTTCAAGGACGGCTCTCCCCGGAAGAAGAGCACGATCTACAAGGGCGGTCGAAAGTTCTTTGTTTCGACCGTCTTCCTCGGAATCGATCACAACTTTGAGACAACCGATGGATCAGACCCGATCCTGTTCGAGACGATGGTCTTCGACAACACGGATGCGAAGACAATGTACCGCGACTTGTATCAGGATCGGTATCGAACGTGGGAACAGGCAAAGATCGGGCATCGCAAAGCGGTGGAGTACGTGAACAAGAACTGGCCGCGACTGATTCCTGTTGCCAGCCATGACGAGGAATGAGTGGATCGTCGCTCTGGTCTACATCGTTTCATTTGCGGTCATGTTCGTCTCGGTGATCTGGGCGCATCGCGGCTGGAATCGAGCGAACAGAGGCTGGGAGAAAGCAAATGCAGCCTTGAATCGAGCCAATGACGGATGGAGACGAGCCAATGAAGTCAATAAAGCGCTGGTCATCCACATGCACGAGTTGCAGGCTGAAAACACGCATCTGCGACAGTATCGAGATAGGTATAGGTAATGTCATATTGTCGCTGGTCAACTGATGACTTCCGCTGCGATCTGTACGTGTACGAAGCGTCAGATGGCATCTATGTACATATCGCTGGGAGTAAACACAATCTCCCGACCGATGCGTTTCCCGAGAAAGTCGATTTCTGGTCTGTTGATGACTACTTTGATATGCCAGAGGAAGAGAGAGCGGCTCTTGTCGAGCGATACGTCGCTCGAACGAATAAGGTCATGGAAATTATCCATGATGCGCCACGTGTTCCTATCGGCGGTCCATATGACGGGCATACGCTCAGCTTTAGTGATCACGAAGAGGCGGCATGGTGGATCGAGAACAAACTGGGTCCACTCGGAATCTACAACTACCCGGACGATTTAGTGGCCGCGTTGAGAGCGGATATGGAGACAGACGATGCCAATTGACAAGGATGACGTGATTATCAACGCGATCCTGAAACGCCGTGACGGACTGATGGATGCGTACATGCTGATGGCGATGATCGTCGCAATCTATGGAACCAAGGTCGGTCCAATCGATCCGGATGATGAGCCCCATTTTGACAAGGTCATTGCGGAGTATGAAATCGGCATGCGTGCGATTGGCGGGATGGTGGCCAACGCCACGGATCAGAAGGGGGATAATGCGATTCAGACGGTCATCCTCAAACAGCGCATGGAGAACATGATGCGCGAGTTCGGGCTCCCGAACTCAGTGATCGAACGTGCCAAGAGTGGATTCATGGGTCAGTTGATCGATAGTGCGATCAGCAACCTGCTGACACTGGATAACCGGGGAGATGCGTCAATCATGACCGATGATGAACTGAGCAACATGGTCGATGAAGAAGAGGAGGTGATAAAGATGAGCAATTTCTTCTCTCATCTGCATGGATGATGATCCGGTACAAGGCACTGGCCGAAGGAACGAGCGTCATGGTCCGCTCGCTGGACAATCTGATCACCAGTTGGAAGAAACATCCGCGAGACAAGGAGGCGATAAAAGAAGCGGAGCAACTACGCGACTACCTGACTAGAAAGGCGCATGATTATGACGCCCGATATACACAGTGGCTGGACGAACAACTCGCACTTGAAAAGATGCTTAGAGCCGAAGCGACGTCTCCCCGAGCCGTCAAGCGTGTTGGAGAGAATCCCGATCCGTCCTCCGATGAAGCGGGATAGTGGAGACAAGGAAGCGTGCTGGGTCAATCGTCATCATGACTGGGCACGTCGCTGCGTCAAGGAACGGTTACTAGTCAACGGCATGATGGAGCGGAGATGGCTTATTTTCTGCTCCACATGCGGAGTGGAGTATTACCTGCAACAGATGGAAGTGGTTCACCCTGATTTAGCGTGATTAGTGAGCGTGTCGTGGTAATGTTTCGGGGATAGTTGGTGCCACGACTTGGGCCGATAACGGACCCGCGACACGCTCACTGAGCAGGAGTAAATCATTGCCTGAGCCGATCCCTTTGATACGACCCATCCATGAGGTCGAGCGCCAAGATGTCTTCCCCGGTTCAATGGTTATTGTGCGCGGAGTTCTCGATGGGAAGACTATCGCCGGACTCGTCAAGTTTGTGCATCCCATGGATTTGCTGGTTGAGGATTCAGACGGTGTTTTGAAACCGTGGAACGGAAAGATGCCGATCATCGATGTGGTGATGGTGCAGGCGCTTGCGCTTCCTGCCATGGAGTACGACGTAAAGCTCGGCGCAGCGTTCATGTTCTCGCGCACCGAGGGTGAAGTCATCATCGGTACCAGAATCCCCTTCTATAAAGATATTGAGGACCAACTGCGCTTCTCGCGTCTCCCCGGTCCATTACGCAACACGCTTCCCCGATATGTGCTGGCCAGTGAAATACGGGGGTGAACCTGCTACGCTCCCGTCATGATGTGCGCGAATTGCAAAAACATGATGAGCGACGAAGGTGCGACGATGATCGGCACCAGTTTGTTCTGTCTTGGATGCGCCATGATTGTCGAAGGTCAGCCTCGCAGATGGGTCTATATCGTGTACCCCTTTGTTGTTGATATGAGTCACAACTCCGCCTTGGAGCGGATGCAGGCACTTAGTTCCCTGAAGGGAGAGAGCAGTGAGTAACGACCACATCAAGGACTTCAAGTTCGACCCGAGAAACCCCAGACGCCATCTTCCGAGAAACATCGGAATGATTGAGCGGTCGATGAACGAGGTTGGTGTCGGACGCTCTGTCGTTTCGACCAAAGATGGAACGATCATCGCCGGGAACGGTGTGCTCGAAGCGGCTGCCCAAGCTGGTATCGAAGAGGTGATCACCGTCCACTCGAACGGTACCCAGCTAGTCGTCCATGTGCGGGATGACATATCGGACGGTGATCGGAACGCAACATTGCTCGGGTTGTTTGATAACCGGACTGCCGAGTTATCGGAGTGGGATTCCGAGATTCTGGACGAGATACGGGAAGAGTTCATCACCGACGAGTCATTCAACTTTGTTTTCAATGACCGGGAAATGATTGAGTTGATGGGCGAGTCGCGTGATCGGCAGGATGCGCGTAATCAGGCAGATGCGATGCCCCAACTGGGAGAAATTGAGTATCGGGTAGTGGTGGACTGTGAGGATGAAGACGATCAGGCGCAGTTGATGGAACAACTGAACGATATGGGTCGTAGCTTCCGCGCACTGTTGAGTTAGATGCACCCCGAGCAGAAGAGCACGCAATGGGGAATGTATTGGACGCAGTGTCTGAACTGCGGTTGCCACATTCTCGTTCTTGATCTGACGCACATGGTCAAAGTTGGACAGTCGATTGAAGTGAACAAGAACGGCACTCCGAAGCCCCGCTTCTGTAAAGAGTGTCACGCCCATCAGAGATTGAGGCGCAATGTTAGTTGACATCACCCGATCCGTTGACGTTTCGATGTCGCCCCGTGTCCGGCAGTTGGCTGGCACGTTCGACGTACCAATCTCTGAACGGAGCGAAGTTCACTGGGAAGGTGACGTCACGTTGCCTGACGAGTGGAGTGTGGGGCTGATTGTCGGTCCATCCGGATCAGGCAAGACAACGATTGCGCGCGAGTTGTTTGGACCGCCCCAAGAGCACACATGGACGGCGGGAAGCGTCATCGACGACTTCGACCGCAGCTTGACAATAAATGACATATCGTCCGTCTGTAGCGCTGTCGGATTCAATACGATTCCAGCGTGGATGCGCCCCTATGACGTCCTGAGCAACGGAGAACGCTTCCGTGTCGCGTTAGCGCGTGCGATGCTGGAACATTGGAAATCGTCAGCAGAGAGCTTCCCTGCGACACCCCTTTATGTCGATGAGTTCACCTCCGTCGTGGATCGTCAAGTGGCGCGAATCGGATCACATGCCGTCCAGAAATGGGTCCGTGGACACGACGGGATGCAGTTCATCGCGTGCAGTTGCCACTACGACATTATTGACTGGTTACAGCCTGACTGGGTGCTTGAAATGCCCACGCTCACGCTGGAACGGAGGGGACTTCAACAACGGCCTCCCATCAAGATCAGCATCGCTCGCGCTACCTATGCAGCGTGGCACCTTTTCGCTCCATTTCACTATTTGACCAAGGAACTGAACAAAAGCGCCAAATGCTTCGTGTTGTATGTTCATGATGATGAAGATGTACCGCATCCAGCGGCGTTTTGTGCATCACTGCATCGACCGCACGCGACGGCAACGAATATCGAGGGAATGTCCCGGATCGTTACGCTCCCGGACTGGCAGGGACTCGGTCTGGCGCACATCATCAGTGACACGGTGGCGTCCGCGTTCGTTGCATCGGGCAAGCGATTCCATACGTACCCGGCGCATCCAGCGTTCGTGAGAGGGCATGACAAGTCACCTCACTGGGCGATGATGAAACGACCGGGCGTTTATAGCCCAGCCAAGGGTAAGAGTACGAGTGTTTCTGGCAAGTTTGGAGGACGACCGTGTGCAGTGTTTCGTTACGTCGGCCCGGTGATGGATCGGGAGACGGCGATCTGCTTTCTCGATGGAAACCCAGTTTCGGGCTGCCATCCATCACCATCCAGCAACCATGGGCTTACTGTATTGTCAAGGGTCTGAAAAAATACGAGACGCGGTCATGGAAGACGGATCATCGCGGTCTGCTGGCAATCCATGTCGGCAGCAATGCGCGAGCCGAGTATTACCCCACGGCAATGCGTCTTGGTCTGGATACGACGGACAAGGCGGGTCCGTTCTGGAATGATCGCGGTAAGATAGTTGCTATCGCTGAACTGGCGGAGATTACCCAGATCACGACCCCAGAAGAACTCACCTACTGGCTGAGCACCGATGAAGCCAATTACGGGTTCTACAAGATGAACGCTTTCGTCTGGCGTCTGGATAACGTGGTCATCCTTCCTAAGCCTGTATCCACACGTGGGAATATGGGTATCTGGAATGTTGACCGTTCAACGCGAGACACCATAGGGAGTCTGCTTGGTGTCAGTTGATGTAGCCGAAGTCAGTTTGCGTCGTCAGCTTTCTGCCGAAAAAGGCAAGAAGACGCGGGCGAACGCGCACTATTTGGAAATGAAAACCAGCGAACTGCTTGTGCGTGGGTACACCATTGCCGAGATATGCAGCGAACTGGACGTCACCAAGACCACCGGGTACAAGATGATCAAGCGCGTCACCGACGAGTGGCGGCGCTCCGCGATGTCTTCGATCAACGAAGTCAAGGCGAAAGAACTGGCCAAGCTGGATCACATCGAATCTGCCGCGTGGGAAGGCTGGGAGCGCTCCAAGCAATCACGGCGCAAACAGACAATTGATAGCGACATTTTGAAATTGAAAGACAATCCCGCGTTACGGACTCCCCGTAAATCGAAGTCCGTGGAAGAGGACCGGGATGGTGATCCCCGTTATTTGGACATGATCCTGAAATGTGTTGATCGCCGCATTCGTATTCTGGGCATCGACGATATGTCCGGTGAAATCAGAGGCGATACCGATGACCGAAACGACCTATCTAAGCGGCTTGCCACCTACGACCAGTTCCTTGTTGGAGGAACCCATCAGCACCTTCACCTCGGAACAACTCTTATCTCGGAGAAGGCAGATTCTCTCCGCGACGGTGCTGACGAATCCGTGGATTCCGATGGACCCCCATCCCAAGCAAGCACAATTTTTGACGTTGTTGGACGAATACGGGAATCAACCCCGTGAAGCGTTTTTCGGTGGTGCTGCCGGTGGAGGCAAGTCGCAGACGTTGCTCATGGCAGCAGCGCAGTACGTCGAGGTTCCCGGTTACTCGGCTCTTATCCTCAGAAAGACACTCCCTGACCTCAACCAAGCCGGAGCGCTGATTCCCCGTTCTCATGAATGGTGGCTCGGAACAGACGCGGTCTGGCACGAGAACAAGAAGCGCTGGCTCTTTCCCTCCGGGGCAACTGTTCGCTTCGGGTATCTGGAGAAACGGGCTGATTTGGACAACTACATGGGGTCCGAATATCAGTTCGTCGGGTTCGATGAAGCTACCCAGTTCACGCTCGATCTGTATCGGTTTCTCTTCTCGCGTCTTCGTAAGCCGACTGATCTGGATGTCCCGCTTCGCGTCCGGGCAGGAAGTAATCCGGGCGGTATTGGGGCAACGTGGGTCAAACAACGCTTCTTGGAACCTCCGCTTCCGGGAGAACCGAAGCGGTTTTTTGTGCCCTCTCGCCTGTCCGATAACCCCAGTATTGATTACGAGGAATACAAGACCTCACTGGACGAACTCGACCCTATCACAAGGGCGCAGTTGCTCGAAGGCGACTGGGAAGTGGGGAGCAGCGCAGGCAACTTCATGCGCGGCTGGTACGACATTATGGACGCGCATCCTACGGAGTGGGAGCGTCTTGTGCGGTACTGGGATACGGCATCCACAGCACCGCTACCCGGTCAGGAAAGCAAAGCTGACTGGACTGTCGGAACACTGATGGGGCGTATGAATGGCATCTACTGGATTCTGGATGTTAACCGCTTCCAAGGAAACGCTGCGACGGTGGAGAACACGATTTACCAACAGGCCGTCAATGACGGTCAGTGGGTCGAGATTTTCATGGAGCAGGAGCCGGGGGCGTCGGGCAAGATCATGATTGAACACTACCAGTTCCGGGTCTTGCAGAACTACAACTTTTACGGCATCCGCTCGACGGGTCCAAAGCCTGCCCGAGCAGCCCGATTCTCTGCGCAATCAGCAGCCCGTAACGTGAAATTGTTGCGCGGAAACTGGATTCCCCGGTGGCTGGACGAGCACGAATCATTTCCTTTCGGTGAGCATGACGATCAGGTAGACTCAGCAGCAGGTGCGTTCAATGTCCTGACGGGCGGTGGCGAGTTGCGACGCGCCGATCAGAGCGTCCTCCAAAGATTCAACTGGCGTGCATCGAGGTAACAACGCATGACTGCATACGGGACGGCGAACCACGATCACGGTTCTACATCGTTCTTCAGATCGTGGGGCCGACCCGACGATAGCAACCAGACACGCGATGTCGATAAACGCGCCAAGCGGTACGAACTTCTCTGGGACTTGTACGACGGCACCGCATTCAGCGAGATGTCGGACTGGACCGAGTACAAATCACATTACGGTCTGTATCGTCAGATCAGGATGATCTGGGATCACGTTCATGAACTGGTCGAGTTCTACTCCACGCATATCTGGTCCGGAACGCTTTCCTATGACGGGCACAAACTCCCGGACGGGGTGCAGAACGCGGTTCCATTAGCGGAAGATGTTGATCCCAAACTTGCGATAGCGATTGGTCAACTCTGGAAGTGGTGGAACTTTCAGGAAGTGATGACCATCATTCCCCGCTATGTTGCTGCGCTCGGGGAAATGCTCGTCGAACTACGTGATGATCCGGACAGCGGCAAGGTCATGCTCGAACTGATCTGGCCCGGATACATCAAAGACCTGCGGTTGGATGAGGCGGGCAATGTCAAATGGTATTGCCTCGAATACAGCTACTACGACCGTGATGATAAGAAAGGACACACGTATCGGCGCGAAGTCGATACGGAGTCGTTCCGGACCTATCGTGACGGTCAGCCCTATGACTTCACCAAGTTTCCAATCCCACAAGGTACTGACCCTGATCGAATCTCAACGGGCCTCGGCAGTGTCGGGTTTTACGATGAGGACGAACACGGCGGGTACGTCATCGAGAATACCTATGGATTTGTTCCTGCGGTCTGGTTTCGACACAATACGGTACTTGGAGTTAGGGGTGAGCCTGCCATCTGGAGCACGTTCGCCCAACTGGATGAAATCAACTCCCTCTTTTCTCACATCATTGACAAGGCCCACATCTCGCTCGAAGCGCCCATCCTTATTTCCGGAAATATCAATGCTTCCCGATTACGCGATGCGCTTACGACTATGTACGGAACCGTCAAGCGCGGCTTTACAGAGAGTTTTGCTGATCCCCGAGGCGGCTCCGAGGAACTTAACATCCTTGAAGGCCCAGCCGGAACCCGAATCGAGACACTGGAAATCAGCCTCTCCGATGCGAGCACCGCTCTTGAACTGATCATCACCTCTATTGAAAAGAAGTGTCCGGAACTGACCTTTTACTCGCAACTGCGAGCCATGTCCCAAGTGACAGGTCCGGGTGCTGCTCAATTACTGGGCGACGTCGAACGCAAGGTGCGGGTAATTGCAGCCGGATATGACAACCGGCTAACTGCGCTTTTGCAGATGGGAATTGCTATCGCGGGGGATAGGCTTGCGGAAGGAGCGGACGGGTGGTCCGCTCCAACCGAGGCACAAAACGCTTTTGCCGGGTTCAACATCGAATCCTACGCCAAGGGTGATTTGAGTTTCGATATTATGCCGCGCTCGCTTGTCCCGATGTCGATCATGGAACGCTTCAACCTGCTTCAGATCAAGAAGCAGGTGCTGCCATTCCTGCCCGATGAGGTACTCGCCAAAGAAGGCGGCTACGACGAAGAGGAAGCCAAGAAGTGGTCGGCTGAGTACGAGAAGAAACAGGAAGAGAAGTTCCAGAGCCAGATGGAAGCGGCTCAGACGAATATCCGCCAGATCAAACCCAACGGGGCTCCTCCGGGTGGACCGCAGCGTGGACAACCCGGTCAACAACGGAAGCAGATTCCGGGGCAGGTAGCTAAGTGACAGAGGGACTAAGCCTGTCCGAGCAGGTCATCATCCTGTCGAAGATGATGCAGCAGATGAACGACCGCTTGATGATCCTTGAACGCACCGTCAACACGCTGTTTCTGGGTGGTGTCTCTGTGCCGGACAAAGACGAGATTTCTTATCAATCGCTGGTCAACGAGATAAATCGACAACCTCCCCCGAAGCGAGATGGGCAGACCGTCGAGGTCAAGCACATGATGAATAGCGACGGAAGCCAGATATTCCGCTTCCCCATGTCGGATAAGTCATGGATTGTTATAAAACTTGATTCAGCGGGCGATATATACGAGTGTATTCGCCAGTTTGATAACGGATCAATTGGTGCATTAGATATGCGTGATGCCGAGGCATTGATGGACACCATTCGACTGAATACGCGGCCTCTGCAATCTGACCCGTCGCTCTTTCCGGATCAAGATTGATGGACGACACCAAGCGCGTCCACAAGTTGGACGGTTGTATGCGTGCTCTGGCTCTGCTGCGCGTGTGTTACGACCCGCTATTTGAGCAGAACACGCCCTACGGAATCATCGCCAAATTATCGGGTGATGCTTTACCGACAAGTCAGCAAATGAGTTGGTTCTACGAGTTCCTGAGCAAGCTCGACAAGACCATCAAGTCCTTTGACTTGACGTCAGGTATGCTTGTTGATGCCCGTGCATTGATGGAGAGCATCCAGCAGTTAGTAGAGGGCACAGACAAATCGCCCGATGAGGTGTTTGCATGGTGGACAATCCGGTCGAAGCAAAGCCCAAGTACGCTGGCCGACCCTCTCCAATAAAACTGGCTGACGACAACAGGTGGAAGGTGTTGCGCTGCGTGTGCGATACGGTTCTCTGTCGATACAGCATCGATATGATCGGTACGATAGAAGTGCAATGTCGGCGCTGCGGGAAATACACCGTCAAAAGCGTCGAAATGGCTCATGCTTTGGGTCTGGCAGGTACGCCAGAACCTGATGCTATGATTACGCCGTAATACGCCACTGGACCAGCGGTCAAATAGGCCCACTACGTTACGTGAACGGTCAATCACGGGAGATGCAAGAGTGACGCTGACAATGCAAGAGAAGCGGGATGAGTTTCTGCTTCGCCTCGGATACGTACCGATGATGGGCGGAGCACCTGATGACGATCCTGAACCCGAAGAGGAAGAGGAAGAGACGCCTCCAGCCAAAAGCGGGAAGAAGGATACGTACACAGCGGCAGAGGTTGAAGCAATTACGCGGGAGCGACTTCGTCGGCAACGTGATTCGTTGAAGGCCAAGCAGGACGCGGACTTGGATCAACGCCTCGCCGAAATGAAGGCCGAGAGCGACAAGGACTTGAAAGCCCAACTCGATCTGGCCAAACAGAAACTCGAAAAGTTCGATGGACTTGTGGCTATTGTCGATAAGTACACCGAACTGGCGGATGCGCAGTACGAGGCAGAGTTTGCGACTCTCCCGGAGGCGCTCCAAGTCATGGCACCTGAATCAGATGCCGACCCGTTTACCAAGCAACAGTGGCTCACAGGAGCGCTCAAAGCCGCGAAGCTGATGACCAAGGAAGAGTCCAAGGACGGTGACACCACCGACGCCAAGGCCGATCCGAAGAAGCCAGCCAAGCCGGGATTCAATCCCAAAGACCCCAAGATGAAAAAGGGGGAGCAGGAGCGGCTGGATACGATCCTTGCGCGCTTCCGTGGAACGGCACATTTTGACACTATGTAGGATGAGGCAATGGCCGAGGTAACGAGAACCGGAACCCCGACGATTTCCACACCATTTCCGGGCAAGGAACACTTCATTGTGGGCCTGAAAGCTGGCGAAGCGATTGCAGGCGGAGACGCGCTGTATATCAAGTCAGACGGATTGCTGTGGAAGGCGACGGGTGCAGCCGCGAATGCTGCCGCTCAGTGCGTTGGATTTGCTGCTATGGCAGCGTCTGTCGGCGAGTCGGTATCAGCAGCGCGCGGAGTCATGATTGGATATGGCCCAAACGTATCAGGTACGCCCACGGCGGCAGGTGCTCCACTCTATCTGAGTGGGACTGTGGCAGGTGGTCTGGCTGATGCGGCATCTACCGGAGGTACGACTCCCATTGCTTATGCAGTTGGGGATGGTCGTATCTTCGCTAAGTCGAATTGGTAGGGTGAGACATGCCTAAACAATATGGAACCCTACAGATTCTCGACGAACTTTCTACGATTGATAACGCCAATATCTTCGAGTACGGCGAAGATGCGCTTTATCAACACATCCGCGACATCCTCGCCGTCCACAACATGCTCACCCAAGACATCTTGGGCGACTTTGTTGGAACCACCACGGATAACATTCGTCGCTACGGCGCGTCTGCGATCACTGGTGAAATGGTCGAGGTTGATGAGTGGGGCGCTGCCGATGTGCAGAAGACCCTCGTTGCTGGATACGACATCGGCTTCCCGCTGCGGGCGTATCAGTATGCGATTGGTTGGACGCGGAAGTATTTCGAGACGCACAGCGTCGCGGATATGGCCCAGAACATTGTTGCCGCCCAGACCGCTGACATCCGGAACATCAAGTATCAGGTGACAACGGCACTCTTCAAAGCGACGAATACCAACTTTGTTGATCGTCTGGTGAACAATCAGACGTTGCCGCTGAAGGCGTTGCAGAACGCTGACGGTACCGCAATTCCGATCAATGAGTTTGGCACTACCTTCGATGGTGCAACCCACACCCACCTTGTCGGTCGTGCCGCTGGCGCGCTGGCTGCATCTGACATTACTGCGCTGGCCAACAATGTTGTCGAGCACGGGGTCAACGGTGGCGAAGTTGTTCTCTACATCAACAAGGCCAATCAGGGTGCGGTTGAGGCGTTTACGTCCAACTTCAAACCCTATCAGGCTCCGTTGCTCTCTCCGGGTGGAGGGTCTACGGCTGACGTCGTTGCTGGCGGCACCAAGGCGAATCCATACCGACTGGACAACAAGCCGATTGGTGTCTGGGATGGGTACATCACTGTTTGGGTCAAACCGTGGGTTCCGGCGAACTACATCATCTGCCTTTTGATTGGTGACAATTCACGAGGCGATGTCTTGCAGTTCCGGACTCGTGGTGGCGCGGCTGGTTATGGCAGTCTCCGACTTGTTTCGGATCACGACCATTTCCCGTTGCGTGCGCAACACACCGAGCGTGAGTTCGGCGTGAGCGTCTGGAATCGACTTGGTTGTGCAATCTTGTACACTAATGGCGGTCCAGCCTACACCGTTCCGACTCTGACGCAGTGATCGCCTAGTTGGTGATACGATGAAATCGCCCCTACCACCGAATATGCGGGGGTACGGGGCGGTTTCATTACAGGAGAAGACAATGGCGACTGATACCCGAACCGATAGAACTGACCGCACAGACAAGAGTGGCAATCAGCCTACTCCGACACAGCAACCAGCTCCGACTCCAACAACCAAGCCGGACAATGGCGGTGATGAGTCAACGAGCCAGCCACAGGAAGACCCCAATAATCCTGTTGACCCTGTCACTAATCAGCCGATTAGCGATTTCTTCCCCGGCAGTTTGTCCGAGGACCATAAGGATGCAATCGCTGTTCAGAATCGGGCGATGAAGGGAGCCACGGGGAGTGCGAGGGTGGGTCTTGCGCAGAACCTTGTTGCGACGAGAGAGGAAGCAGCGTTGGCCAAGGAACAGGCAGACGAGAACGTCAAGTCCGTTGAGGACGAAACCAAGAAGATGTTCGACACCATGACGAACGTCCCTCCTGATCTGTACTATGCGCGCGAGAAGGCGCGTGTTGATGCGGAGGCTGCGGCCAATACATCGAGCACGACGGTTCCGGGCGGTGCGTTCAAGCAGGGCGATCAGTGGGTCAACGCAGAGGGAGAACCCGTCGAGGCCCCTGAAGACGCGGAGTAAACATGAACCGTGACGAGGCTCTGAATTATCTAAAGAGTCGCTACGACACGGTCATGACTACGGCAGGACGCGGAGTTCTGGATCACGAGCAGGGATACCTGCCCGTTCTGGACTCCGCGTTCATTTCGTATATTGAGCGGTACAACGTAACCGAAACCGATATAAACAACACGACTGTTCTGGCGTCGCGAGAACAGTGCTTCCGGTTCCTGCTGGATGCCTTACTTTACGATCTTATCGTACCCATCATGGCATCACAGGCGATGGATTTCTCGGTGGATGCTCCACTGACCAGCGTCAAGACATCGCAGGCGTACAAGTCACTGAGTACAGAGCAGAGCAAAGCATGGCAACGGGCGATGAGTTGCGGCTGGGCGCAGGAGTTGTACAGCGAAGTCGGTGCCTTCAAGATCAATATGGACTTCAATGAACCGGGTCGTGGAAGTGAGTTGTAATGGTCCTGCCATTTTTGCCTCGTGGCATCGCACTTCAAGACGCGCTGATGACCGACAAGGCCATTATTTCGCGTAATGGCATTGTCATTGTTTCCAAAGTCAAATGTCGGGTAACGGCGAGCCGTCTGTTGACGGACACCCCTGATCCGTCAGATGCGAACACCCGAGTCATGGCGGAATGGGGCTGGACACTTCCGCTGGGGACGGATGTCGAGGTTGGCGATACTGTCGCCAAGTACGATGGTTCGTTGTCCACGATAGCCGGTGAAGTTTTGAAGGACGACACGTGGGCAACAGCCATTCGCGTTTGGGCGACACGTCCCAAGGATGCAGTTAGGTTGTCGCACATCGATCTGTACCGCTTTGACAACGTCACGGAGACGTGGGAGTTCGCTGGAGCCTACGATGTGCATATCCACTTCGATAGAAATATGCCCGTTGAGACGCCGCCCCGCTATGCCCCAGCCGGTATCGCGCTGACCAAGGGTGGTGTCGTTGCTGGGCCACTCGACTTCAATCCTGTGACGGGGGACAGATTTGTCCACGACGGGTATCCGTGTGTGATCACAGCGGTCATGCCGGGTCAGCCGCAGCGCGTTGAAGCCTCGTTCTCGATGGACATCAGTGGACCGAGAATGAGCTAATGGCGCGTAACTCGTACTGGACAACTGGTCGGCGGGGTCAAGAGGACGGCTTCCTGCGCGGTGTCCAGCCGCGCATCTACTTCAAGTTCACGCCGACCAGAACGCGGCAAGACAACATCAAGCACATGAAGGCAAAGATGATGGCCAATCTCACGCGCTCTGCGTTTGAGGCTGCGGCTGAACTAGAGGATGCGATCAAGGGGTTCGTGTCGTGGAACGATCACCCCGGTAATCACCCGTCTGACAACTGGCCCAGCCCACAGACCGCATACGAGAACATTTTTGCGACGGCTGAGGCAAATGGTGACAAGTTCAGTATCGTGGCTGGACACGGAACCGATACGCTCAGTGAAGATAATCAGGGGAACGTCTACACCTACGGCGGTATTCTGGAGTCTGGCTATTTGGGAGAAGAACACCGGGTTATCCATCACGCATGGGAAGGCTATGCCGGTGAGGAGAACTTTGCTGACAAGTTCACCCAGATGATGACTGGCGGCATTCTCACGGGATACAAGGTGAACAATGGCAACTAACCAGAAGATCATCCGTGATCGTCTTGCCAATGACTCGATACTGGGCGGATCACTCAACGGAACGAGTTACACCGGCCTTGCGCGTGGTGGCATTTATGACAAGAAGATCAAGCGTGACGGAGCCGGTGCAACCCCCTATGCGTTCGATCAATCGGCTGCTGGTGTGCTGGTCGTCAAACCTTGTATAGTCGTGCTGGATCGGGGCGACGCTCCGCATATCCAACGGGAGTCCATCCCCTCTGCGTATCAGCAGTCCATCTTGGTGTATTTCTACGCCTCTGCCACTTCAAGTGGACGAAGTGCCATCGCAGCTATGCGAAAGCGCACCTTTGAACTGTTGGATGAGCAAGCGTCCGGTTGGATATTTCCCTCTGAGGGCGGTCCGATGGTCTTCTGCTATTACGCGGAGCGACTCGGGGTCAGAGACGATGAGGTCTTCCCGGAAGCAGTCATCGATTATCAGCGGTATCGATTGACGAGCCGCTACGCGAACATCGCATAGGAGCCTACTGTGCCAGAGAACACCAGCAATGTTGATCCAGCGAAGCGGCCTGCCGAGAACGCGGACGATCCCAAGTTGAAGAGGATCGACTTCGAGCACAAGGCAATGGCGCAGACCAAGGAGAACGGTCGGAACGACTATCTCCCCAACAATGTCGAGATTCGCTCTCCCTACGACACTGACGGCAATGCCAACTTTAAGGGAGTAGACGTCTAGGATGAAGCCGAAGTCTCGCCTGATCAAATGGGTCGGTGATCCTCGCGCTGTTAAGGAAGACATGTTTGGTGTTCCCAATTGGCGGTACGAGAACAGCCGGGTCATTGCGATGGAACGAGGGCACGAGCGCATCCTCCAAAAAGGCGATTGTGCGGAGCAGGAAACGTATCTTGACCGCTTCGGCGCAGAGAAGAAACGACCTGTTCCCGGCACCGGAATATCGCAGGACTACTACTTCGGTGATCACTGGGGTATGATCCAAGAAATGTTGCTTGACGACGCCATGAAGCTCCTCCGGGTGCAGGGCAGTGAGTTCAAAGACGTGACGGATGTCGCCCATCCGGAGGACGTTACTAATGACCTCTATGTTGTCCCTCGGAAGGGAAACCCGTATCTCGCAGCAGGCTGACGAGATACCGATCAGATGCGATTCCCATGTGTACGGATTCGCCGCCAAAGCAACCGGAGTTCTCCGCGTTCGCTGCAAGGGTAAGTTCTGCCGCAGAGGTGAATCGAAGGTGACGTTCCACACCTTTGATCTTGCTACAGGTGAATTGCTCCGCACGGAGTATCTTCCCTATCGAAGCCCGAGCGAACTGTTAGGGCAAGGAGAACGACCATGACGTATGGCGAACTGCCATTCGGTTGCCGCGATTGCAAAGTAACCCCGTGGACCACAGGCGCTCTCGGCACCGCCGTTGACGTTCCACGTATCAGAACCGTTGAAATGAACGTGACTCGTGACTCGACCGACCTTGAAGGCGACGATGTGAAAATCGCTACGCATACATTCGGTCGTGGTCTTGCCGGGTCTATTGAAGCAGGTGGCGTCAATGTCGCCTGTCGTATGGTCCTTGAAGGTGGCACGATGACTACCACCGGAACGAACCCTGCTCGTGTTACCACGTACAAGGTCTTGGGCGATCAAGCTGAGGGTTACTTCAAGCTGGAGTCCCAGATGTACGGCGATGATAGCGGCGATATGCACTTCATTGCGTGGAAGGCGAAGGCCACGAACGGCCCGAACTTCTCCGCTGCGCAAGGCGAGTTTGGTTTGACCAACTGCGACATCGAGGCCATCTACGATGACTCCGTATCGCCGTCAAGGTTGTACCATATTGTCCAAAACGAAACTATTACACCAATTGTGTAGTTTTGTCAGGGCTGGTGCTATAGTACCGTAACAACCCCGTTGGCAACGAATCGTTGCCTTGCTCATAGGAGAGCGTACTGTGGTAGATCAAGCAACAGGAACACAAGGCCGGGTGGATTCTCAATTCCCCGGCCTTGACCCGTCTATCGAACTTATGTGGCGGAAGCGATCCCAAGAACGGATCGCGGAGAAGGTCAAACCCGTCACCATTGATCTACCCTCCGGTATGAAGGTCATTGCGCAGCGCATGGACCTGCGCTGGTTGTGGAAACATGATCTGATCCCTGATCCCATTCTGGCCCGCGTTGAGGAAATGATCAGCCTTATTGAGTCCGCTGATCCCAATCACGTTGCGGAAGAGATGGGCAAGCAACTCGAAGAGAATCCAGAGGAAGCCTTTTCCAACTGGTACAGCGTGCTCGGCACGGTCTGGCAAGCATGTGTGGTTGCTCCACAGTTCACATATGACCCAGACAGACGTGACGCTGAGGAACCTCCGTATCACGTTGATGACGCCGAATACTTCGACAAGTTGTACCTGTATCAATGGGCACAAGGAGTTGACCGGACGGTCATCGACTTTCTTCACGAACAGAGCGAGGCTTTGGGAGAGTTGGCAACAAACCAAAGCGTTCGGTTGTCTCCCACGTCAACTCTTCGGGTTGACAGCCGAGGAAGATTTGTGGTTAGCGATGATGGTGGATCGGGCGACGTTCCGGTGGGGGACGTTCATCCAGAACCGAATCGAAGAGCGCGTCGAACGCGAAGCTCCACCAAGCAAAAACAAGCGACACACGGAACTGGTACCGAAGTACAAAGCACACCAGATTCACCAGATGTTGGTGGGTCCACTGGTTGAACCAGAAGAACGAGCGGCTCAGGCTGAGTTTGCGAAGACCGTCCGGAGTGGAGAGGTCGATCCGTTTGCAATAACGATGGATGACGACGAAGGTTCGATTCCACCGCGATTCAGACGAAACATCGAAACCGGAGAGTGGTAAATGCCTATTGGCATTGGAACCGGCGTCAGTATTGGTTCCGCAACTCTTTATCTCTTCGCTGACGCCTCTGGTATCAGTAAGGGTCTAGCCCAAGCAGAAAAAGATACGGCTGCGTTCGAGCGACGCACGGCGCAGACAGCGGCTGCGACGCAGAAAAATGCGGCGGCACAGGGCGCTGCCAAGACTGCTATTAGCAGCCGCGATCTTGCAACCTCCAGTCAATTCGTCCAACTCCAGAACAGTATTGCCCTTGCGTCGCAGAAGGCGTCTGCCGCCATTCAGGATGCGTATGACAAGCGCAACGAGGCGATCCAGCGGCACGCGCGGGTTTCCGCCAAGACCGACGCGACGTTCAAGGCGTCGCAGGACAAGGCGCTTGTGCATATCAATGCGCTGGCCGCTGCGGAAAAGAAACTCGCTGCCGATCAAGCGAAGTTGGCTCGTCTGAAACAAGGGTCAGACAAACACACTGCACTTGATGCCTCAATCAATCAGCAGATTGCGGGGATGAAGAAGCTGGAGCAGGCAGCCGCCCGCGCCAATGCGAATCTTGCCAAATCTACTGCCACGCGAGACAGGGATGCGAAACGGTCCAGTGATTTTCTGGCCAAGACCATTGAGACAGCGAACGCCAAAGAAAAGGCGGCGATAGACGAACACAGCAAGTTACTAACGGCACAGGCTGCGTCGTATCGGAATCTGGCGGCGACTGCTGGTCCTGAGTACATGCGACTCGCTCGCACGGTTGAAACCGCTGCCCGCAAGATGATCGAGGCTGAGCAGCGTGTCGCTTCAGCGCGTCAGCAGCAGAATGCCGCCGTCAACAATCGCATCGCGGCACAGACCAGTGGGCGTGGTGTTTCGGCAGCGGTCGTTGCGGAAGAACGCGCCAATCGTGGTCTGCTTTTGGCGCAGGATCGGCTGCGTGTCGCTCGGTCTAACGCTGCCGCAGCAGACGCAGCGTTCACCAATAAGTGGATTGCGAACGCCCACAAGCGCGAAGCGGCGGCATTGGCTGAGGCCAATAAGGTCATTGAAGCTCAGAAGCGAGAAGAAGCGGCTCGCAAGCAGATGCAGTCGAACGCGCTGGATAGAGCGGCTGGCTCGTCGATAGCCGCGTCTGCTGCCATGATCGGTGTCGTCAAATCAACGACGAGTGCGTTCGGCAACTTCCAAGAAGAGATGATCAAGACCGCAGCCATTTCGACTGAGGTCAAGGAGAACTTTGACGAGTTTTCCGAAACAATAAAGAACTTAGCCGTTGAGCTTGGCAAGAGTCCGACAGAACTGGCTGGCGCGCTTCAGGAAGTTGCACAGGCCGGTTTTGAAGGCGCTGACGCGATGGAGATTGTCGAAGCGGCGGCCAAGGCTGCGGCGGCTGGCTATACCGACGCGACAACGGCTGCTCGTCCGTTCATCGGTGTTCTCAACTCGTACAAAGATGCCGGGCTTGATGCGGCAACGGTTTCTGACCTGCTGTTCTCGGCTGTTACAGAAGGCGTGTTTTCGTTCCAAGAACTGTCAACGCAACTGGGCGACAACATTTCCCTGTTCTCGTCGATGAACAAAGACCTGAAAGACATTCTGGCGTCGTATGTCGTCCTGACCAAGCGCTCCAATAGCCTCTCCGAATCAACGACACAGTTGAACGGCATCATGAACTCGTTCCTGAAGCCGACCGAGGCGCTCAACGCTGCGATTCGTGAGCTTGGGTACGAGAGTGCGCAAACCTTTGCCAAGCAGGAAGACTTCGCCACCATTCTTGCAACCGTCCAACAGCTTCTCCACGGTAACGAAGAAGCGGCTGCTTCGCTCTTCCCGAACATTCGTGCTCTGCGCGGTATCTTCGGCTTGACCAATGATGAACTTCAGGATTACACGGTCATTTCCACCAAGCTGCGGCTTGAGCAGGAAAAGGGTGGAGAAACGGCGCGCGTTCTGGCGGAAGTGCAAAAAGGCTTCAACTTCCAGATGCGTCAGGCGTCCGTTGAGTTGCAATTGATGGCTATTTCCATCGGTGCAACGATGGCTCCGGCGCTGCTGTCGATGGCGAAAGCCTTGGCCAATGTTGCTGAGGGTATTACCAGTCTGAACGAGTCAACGGGCGGGCTTGTTGGCAAGATACTCGGATTCACCGCTGGCATATCGCTTGCCACTTTTGCGTTGTTGCGCTTTGGCGTAATGATGAAAAACACCGTCCGAATGGCTCTCGATTTGGGTGGTGCGTTAAAGGATTTGTACAGCCGGTTTGTGAAGACGGCTGCTGGAGCGCGGCTCATGAGTGCCGCGCTGACGCCGTTGGGCATCACGATGGGTCTTGCCCTGATCGCTGGCGGTTTGCTTTATATCCAGCACAAGAGACAGGAGAAGTCAGCTCGTGATCTGGAGGCTGCATACAAAGACCTTGACGCATCCATTGAAGACCTGACAACTCGTGAAGACCTGACACGAGAAGAGGTCCAGCAATTTGAAGACCTTGCTGATGCCATCAAACATGCTACTGCCGAGGCTGACATTGCTCACGACACGATTGCAACGGCATTCAACACCATTACACAGGGTGGCGGTGCGCCTGATCCCAGAATCTATTACGAGAACGCCGATGGAACGATCCGCTGGGCGTCCGCAATGGACGAACTTGGCACTGTCACTGCCTACACGACGGGTACGCAGCAGCAGTTCACCGATTGGATCAATCAGGTAGGCATTGCCAGTATTGACGATATTACGAAGTCTCTGGTTCTGTTCACCGAGATTCAGAATACTGCTGGCATCAATGCGCAAAAAGTCAAAGACAAGTTGCAGCCACTTGTTGATGATGTTCTGGCCGGTAAACCCGGAGCAGCAAAGATTCTTATTGATGAAATTGCCGATGTTCGTCAGCACCTGTCCCAGTATCTTGACGACACACTCCAGACCGAGAACGCGATTTCCAAACTCGGTACACAACTCGTCAATCTTGGTCAATTCTTCAAGGATGAATCTGAGGCTGCTGATGAGTTCCGGCAAGCCCTGAAGGGTGTGTCTGACAGCGCTGTTGCAGCGGCGATGGGGCTGGCCAATATCGGCGATCCATTGATGTTCATCAATGACCAGCTTCTTGATACGGGGCTATCGTTGAATCAGGTCTTGCTCAGGATGGATGACCTGAACAAGATTGAACTCACTGGTGTCGAGCGAGACATCATCGAGGCTGCCGCTGAAGTCGATAAGTGGCAGGGGAAGATTGACGAACTCAACGCCACATTTGCCACGTCTGACACCGCTATCAGTTCGTGGCAGGCAATCATTTCGCGCACGTCTGATCTGGTTGGCACGCAAGCGGATGGGTTTGCGTCGCTCAACGATATGGTGGCGCGTAACAAGGTTACGACCGCCGAAGCAGCCAACATTCAGAAGGCTGCCATTTACCTTAACGAGCGCGCCAAGATCGGTATTGATGAAGAGCGTGTCGCTATGGCGAAGGCTCTGCCGAATCTTGCCAAGTTCGTGCAGGCGCACTCATTCGCTTCCGATAAGTACGAGGAAATAAAGGGCAGCGCTGAGGGCTTCGCTGCGGCGATGGGCGATGCGACGAATCAAGCCATCATCATGACCGCGATCATGCTGAAGCTTGCCAACGCGATGAACGAAGATGCGTTCCCCGTTGAGTACGTCGAAGAGTTCACCCGTCAGATTCTTCTCGCCAATCCTGCTGCCGCTGCTCTGCTGGACACACTCGGTCTGATTCCTGAAAAGGTTCAAGCCGAGTTCCAGATGAAAATCGATGACGGCGCTGCTCTTGCCGCGCTGGACACCATTGAAGAAGTCGAAGCTGCTATCAACCGAGCCTATACCGGCTTCACCAAGCGCAAGATGTTTGGTGTTGTTGTTGATCAAAAGGCGCTTGATCGCGTCGATCTTCTGAACAAGAAGATCAAGGTTCTCGAAGATGGTGGTGACACCAGTGCCATCAATGCCGAGCTAGAGGCACTGGATAGCGGCATTGCAGACACCGTTGAAGAGGTCGAAAAGCTTCAAGATGCGTGGTCTGATCTTGGTGACAAGGTTCATTCGTCTCAGGAGCAAATGACGGCTGATGCAGCGGCAGCGGCTGAGGGTGTCCTCCAAGAGACGGGCGCAATTCTCGATCTTCAAGACCCGGTCAGGACACTCAACACCCTGCTCGGTACAACTGGCCTGAGTTTCGACGAAATCCTGTTGAAGATGAATGAGGTCGGTACGACAGGTATCAACCTTGATGTCAACCAGCAGAAGTTGCTTGAAGCCAGAGCCGCGCTCAACGATGTCGAAGAGGCCATTGTTGCAGTTGATGCTGCCATTCAGAACAACAACGAAGACTATTCGATGTGGCAGGGTCGGCTCGACACGATCAACCAAGCGCTCGGTGTCTCCGAAGAAACGATGGCTGACTACTTCGGTCAATTGCAGGCCGGAACGATCACTGAGCAGCAATACATCGACCTGATTTCCGGATCGGAAGCAGAAGACGGCTACTCCAATCTCAACAAGTTGGTAGAAGAAAATAAACTCAGCCGCAAAGAAGCGGATGATGCAATCCGAGATTCCATCTGGTTGCGTGAACGCTCACTGGGCGGCATGGAAGACGAGCAAGCTGCCCAAGCCAGACTCATCCCCATCCTTCGGAAGTACGTCGAAGCCCACGACGATGCGGACGGTGCCCTCACTGATCTAACTGACGGTCAGGAAGGCTTCCTTGCCGCGATGTCTGCCACCAACACGGCGATGGCGTTGCAGACGTACATGATGTTTCTCCAATTGGAGGCAATGGGCAAACTCGCCGAGGGAACAGCGGATTCGTTCCTTGAACTGGCGGGTGAGGCTGATCCGGTGCTCCAAGCGCTGCTCCGTGATCTTGGTTTGATCGAAGACTCTGATCCGGTCGTTGACGTCACATTCCATTTCCCGTCTGAGAACACCACCAAGATTCGGACCCAGAAGATTCTCGACTCTGTTCCGGGCCATATTGATGCGGGTGTTGCGATCCACCCGACACAAACCGCTGAGGAAGCTGCCGCGACACCCGGCAAGACCCCGACCGCAGAAGCACCTGAACCCGTCAAGATTCCTGCTCCGGACACCACCGCAGCCGATAAGGGTATGGCTGACTTTCAGTTGCGTGTTACGGCGAGTGGTGCAGCATCGGGTACCGCGTTCGATGTTTCTATGCAGCAGGCAATCACTGCTCAATCATTTCAGGTGATCGGTGCGGTCAACGGTATTGCTACTCGTTTGGGCGGTTTCGCCGTTCAAATGGCTGGTGTTGGCTGGGCCGCTGGTGTCGCCTTCGATCAGGGTATGGCGAACGCAATCAACGCCGGATTCCTTGCGGTTGGTGCAGCGCACGCTTTGGGCACGCGCACCTACAACGCCCTGAAATCAGCGATTGAGTCTGACTCTCCCTCCAAGAAGACATACGAACTCGGTCAGTTCTTTGTGGATGGGTTTACCAACGCGATCAGCGACAGTGAGAGCTACGCGGTCAGTCAGGCCCGAGCAATGGGCATCAACGTCAGCGGAGCCTTGCAGGACGGTCTGCAAAGCTCCCAGATGGACTCGATCCTGTTCGGTAAACCACTCGCCTCTGTCGGGATCAGTCAGTTCACACCGAGTTCGTATTCAACAGTCAATGGTGGTGCTGCTCCGATGGGCGCACACTTGGCATCGAACAACGTGACGGTCATCACGCCACTCCGGAGTGATGAATACACACAACTGCTCACCAACGCAGAGCGCGGTGGCTCAGCGGCTCGTTTTATTGATGAATTACCACGCGCTTACGGCGTAAGGAACGGTAGGTAGCGGTGCCCGATATTGGATACCACCCCGGTACAAATGTCGTTGCGTTCGACACCACGAGCACAACCGACCAACTGAATCAGCGGGCATCCGAAGTCGAGAAGATGACGGAGCACGGCTGGGGCTATCGGATCAGCGCCCGGATGGGACGTGTTACCGCTACTTCACCCCGCGTCAAACTCTCCGTCTGGACGGGTGATAACGGCCCATCCGTATTGCTGGAAACGACGCAGGAGTTCTCGGTCGGCACCTCCATGACCTCGGTGTCAACAGGTGCCACCTACGTCAAGGAATTGCTCAACCCGATCCGGATGCAATCCGGCAAACGCTACTCGCCCGGCTTCAATGCCAACGATGCCCGGATTGCCTATGGCTACATTCCCAAGGCAAATATCGCCACCGGCAATATCTACGATCTGTGGCAGCGCACGGTTGCTTCCGGCCCAACCCCACAAGACCCGTTCGGCCCCACATCTTCCCGTGATGATTACGGCTGGATGGCGATCTGGGTGGATTACGAACCGAATGTGCCACCCAACCTGCCAACCTCACGGACGCCGAGTAACGGGGCGTTCGTGGCCGGTACCAAACCGACCTTTATGGCGACATTCTCGGATGACAATCAGACGATGCCCAACGGGGATACGGCTGATTCACTGTCCAAGTACCAGATTTTCGTGCGCACTTCGACTGGAGCCGCTCTCTGGGACAGCGGCATTATTCCCGCTAGTCAGACGGAGAGCGAGACAAGCCAGATCGCCTACTACTGGGATAACACTCTGCTCGTTGATGGAGCGACATATTCGTGGGGAATCAAGGTCTGGGATCAGTTTGATGCCTCGACGACGTCGCAGTTCAATACCTTTACAGTCGGTTCTGGCTACATCGAGACAACGGCTCCGAACGGACGCCAGACGAGTCGCACGCCCGGTCCATGGACAGGGGTCTGGCACAACAGCTTCGGCGCAACTCTGACCCATGTCCGGATTCAGATTCAGAACCGGGAGACGGGCAGCATTATCCGGGAGACATCGGACATCTCGGTAGGGACACCCAAGACCAATGGGCAGACGTTCTCGCTGACGTGGGCGCAACTGGCGCAGACGCAGCTTCCCTACGACACGCGCTTGCAGTGGCGAGCGATGGGTAAGACCAACACGCCCTCCTACACCAACTACTCCGGGTGGCGGACCTTTGAAGAGAACGCCCCGCCCACAGTTCCCCGTATCTACTCTCCGGGAGCTAGTGACGGAACGCTGGCGTCATCCTCTCGCCCGCTGATCACCGCCGGGGGGCTTGATCCTGATCAATTGCCGGGATCGGGCTGGCAAATGTATGTCCGTATCAAGGATTCCAGCGGCACGGTGCTCTTTACCCGGCTCATGAATTACAGCCCGGCGGACAGCTTTGAGGATTCAGCGGTCTTCACTTACCAGACGACTTCCACAGACCTGCCCTCCTTCGGCGACTACCTCTTCGATGCGTGGTCCTACGACGGCTATCTCTATAGCGGTGGCAACGACGTGCAGGGCGCGAACATGCTCTCGGATGAGGTGTCGTTCACCTACCGGGCCGGTCCTGTGGTCCAGAACATCACCCCGGTTGAGGGCGGCACTATCGGCACTGATGAACCCCGTTACGACTGGAATGTCCCCGGTACACAGGTGCGCTATCGGGTCCGGGTCTATCCATGGGGCTCCGGCACAGCCGAGGTGCCCATGATCTATGACAGCCGCGAAATCACCACCACGCAGGAGTTCCACGATCAGCCGGGTGGCTATCTAGAGAACAACGGCAACTACTACCGAGTGATTGATGTCTGGGACGGAACGAACACCCAAGGCACCAGTGACGCCTTTCACTTCCATGTGGAGTTCAGCGGGGCCCATGACATCACGAACTTTGTCGCTTCACCGCATCGCGCCCGCTACGACCTGACGCCAACCTCGGTCTTGCTTTCGTGGGATCAGAGTGATTACGACAGTGACGAGTTCGTGCGGTACATCGTCACCCGGCAGGCTGATACCGAGACACTCTTTGAGGTGGATGATGCTCAGACCGATGCCAATCGTCGGATTGCCGAAATCACCAGCAAGTCACAGACCTCTTTCGTGGACTATCTCCCGGCCTCGGGGGTGACATACACCTACCGGGTCAAACAGCAGGTCAAGGTCGGTTCCAGTACCGTCACCAGTGCGTCGTCCGCACAGGAGATACGGGTTGACTTCAAGGAGACGGTCATCTGCGATGCGCGGCATGGCGGCGCACGTCGAGCCGTGCTGCCCTATCGGACGAGTCGGGATATTCCTCGTGAGTTCGACCGCGAAGCTCGTCGTCCGTGGGGAAGTCGGGCGCCCATGTATCGCAAGACAAAGCGCTTCAATCGCAAGATCAGCGGGGACTTCTACATCTCGCCCGAGTCCGGGTTCGATGTCGCCGAAATCATCAATGAACTGGACAAGCTGACCTACTACGGTGGTCCGATGTGCTACCGGGACGGACGGGGTCGTCGCTACTTCGGGGAGATTGACGACTTCCAAGAGAAAGATGATCAGGGAGGCCGTCCGCGCATCGTCACGATCTCCTTCGGGCAGAGTAATGCCGCCGAAGAGAAGGATGTGAATTAGTGCCTGATCCAGCAGCGATGATCAGCGGCGGTGACATCGATATTGACTATCGGTTCTATCTGGCCGATGAAAGCAATACTCGCAAGCAGGACATCACCGAGTCCATCTTTGAGGGGTCGATTGATGCTGACACGACCTCGGAGGGCTGCATGATGGTCTTCCGGGGAACGTGTATCGAACGGGACTTGCTAACCCCGTTCCGGGACTGGATCGTGCCGGTTATCCGCTTGACCTATCCCGATCCGGTGGACGGCAACAGCAACATCGTGGTTGAGCGTCAGATGGGGCTGTACAACATCATGCCCTCGCCGCGCACGCAGTGGAGTCAATACGGTCCGGCAATTGAGATTGACGCCCGTGATGCCCTCTATCGATTGACGAGTAACGGACCCGGTGTGCCCTACAACATCGCCGCAGGCACCAATGTCGCGGCCAAGATGCAATCGATCTGCAACGCGGTCGGGATCAACGCCCAGATTCAGGCCAACACCAAGACGCTCCCCGGTAAACGCGCCTTTACCAGTGAGCAGAAGTGGATCGATATTGTCAACGCGCTGGGCCGCACCATCGGCTATGTCCCGATCTACCCTTCACGCAAAAGCAAGTGGGTCTACAGCCGGGGCTTCCGCAAACTGGGCGACAGTCATCAAGCCTTTAAGTTGAGCACCGATGACGGCGCGATTGCGGATGACATAACCACCGAGGTTGATCTGACGCGGCTGAAGAACAAGGTGACGGTGGTGGGCAACAACTTGAAGGGGGAACCAATTTCCGTCGTGATTGTCAATAACGATCCCTCATCGCCCACGTCCACGGTCAGTCTGGGTACTGTCACCGATCCCTATGTCCTCAGTTACTACGAAGAGAACAGCAACATCATCGGGCAATCGGATGTCCGGGCACGGGCGGAGTACCTGATGGATCAGGGCACCAGCGTCTTTGAACGGATGAATGTCCGTTGTCCCCCCATCTATGATTGGGAGATAAATGACGTCATCAAATGCGATCTGAGCGATGAGTTCGGCAATCAAATCGCTGCCGGAATATGGCGCTGGGAGCGGTTCCGCATGGACTTCACCCTAGAGGGGGACTACGAGTTCACTCTCTACAAGTTGATCAAATGGAGTCAGATCGATGGCTAGAAGCACGCTCAAAACCCGCCCCGTCGAGTTCTGGCGGATCATGGAAGATCATGTCACGTCGCAGGTGCTCTCGACCTCGATGCGCAAGATGATCATCGACAACATCGACAGTGACGGCAACATCGCGGTCAAGGAGTCCGGCACCGGCAATCTGCTGGATGAGAACTACGCCCGGATCGTCTTCCGGGAACCGATTCCGGGAGATGCGGTGCTCGTCGCAGAGATTCCGGGTCGGGGCAAGACGGCTGATCCGACCCGGATCATTATCGGGGTCATTCAGAGCACCTATTTTGATTACGATGCAGGCGGTGGGGGCGGCGGCGATCCCCTCAGTGGACTGACCGAAATGGAAGTCCGCGCTCGCATCTTCTCCATCGGAGCCTGATGTGTATCTGAACAACACCGACGAATCCATTGTCATGTGGCTGGGGGAAGCGATTCTGACCAGTCAACTCGACGTGCAGGTCAACTTTGTCTACTACCAGACCGGCTCTGTCGCCATCAACGGGATGGCATCTATTTCGACCGGGACGACACAGGCCACGATTGTCGCGGCGGGCTCCAACGCGGAAGCCAAACAGGTCCGCGAAATCAGTATCTACAACAAGGACACGGCAACCCATGTCGTCTATGTCTCGTGGCACAAGAATGTCACCGATACGATCATTGCCAAGCAAAGCGTTCCGGCGGGGTCCACGTTGCATTACGCCGAACAGACCGGCTGGAATGTCATTCCGGCAGTCGGGTCCAGTGGTGGCGGTGGCGGCGGCACAGCAGACGGGATCGGCGGACAGGTCATCGTTGCCGCCTCGGATGCTCCAGCGATTGTCAAAGCACGAGCGTACCTGACCTGTGACGGGATCGCGGATCAGGAACAGATCAACCTCGCGCTCTCCACACTGGGTGTCAGCGCGCACGTCATGCTCTCGCAGGGCACCTTCAACATCACGTCGCCGATCCTGATCAATCAGCACGGCACGACACTGGTTGGCAGTGGCGTCGGACAGAAGGCAGGGTCCACACAAGTCGGCCCCGGCACGACGATCAAGGCCGCCGCCGGGTTCACCGGACTGGCGCTGGTTCAAGTCCTCTCCGGATCGACGATCTACCCGGTCTACGGTTGCACGCTGCGTGACTTCACGGTGGACTGTGACTTGCAGGGCACGACCTCACACGGTGTTTACTTCTCGTCCAATCGCGGGTTGATCAACCATGTTCACGTCTTCGATGCGATGGGCGATGGTTTCATCTTCAACGGTGTTGCCGGGTGGGACACCTACGACTCCGTGATCACTGAGTCACAGGCATCTGGCTGTGGTGGAGCCGGTCTGCATTTCTTCACCGACTCCCCCGACTGTCATTCCATCGGCAATGTTTTCTTTGACAATCGCTACGGTATCCACATTCAGTCGGCGTCCGAGCAGATCACCAACTGCCACACCTACAACAACACCGATTACAACTTCTACCTCAACAACTCCGGGAGTCGGACAAAGGTCGTGGGCTGCAAGATCGAGGGATCGGGCAAGCACGGGGTCTTCATGGATTCATCGGGCGGCAACGGCACCTCGGACGTCCAGTTTGTCGGCAATAACTTCAAGAACTCGGGCGACTCCGCCGACAACACCTACGATCACGTCAACATTGCCGGACTGACCGCAGCTTCGCACTCGCGCGCCGTCTTCTCGGGCAACACCTTCTCCTACCAGTCCAGTGTCACGCCCAACAAGCCTCGCTACGCGATCAATCTGACTGGTTCTGTCGCACAGGGCATCACGATTGTCGGCAACGCCTTTGGTCCATCCACGCACTGGGGCACTGGGGTCATCTTCGACAACAGTTCCGACACCAACCCGGCGTTGATCCGGGCTAACAAGGGCTACCTTGACGACTCCTATGTGATCTACGTCAAAGACTTTGGGGCCAAGAACGACGGCTTCACGGATGCTGCCGTCGCGATTCAGGCGGCACTGGACGCGGTGCCCGTCGGTGGTGGCATCGTCCAGTTCGATGAAGGCAGCTACGAGATTCGGACGCCACTGGTCATCACCAAGGATGGCACCGTGCTGCGTGGAGCAGGCTATGGCAACAGACTGGCAGGCACACAGGACGGCTGGGGCACGCGCCTCTCGGCTGATCCAACCTTTGTTGGGGCAAACCTGATTCTCTGGCAACGCGCACTGGACGACCGCACCCTCTTCGGCGGGGGTATTCGCGATATGTCACTGGATGGAGCCTCGGTGGCGGCCCTGAAGGGCGTCGTGGGCAAGGTTGAGTCCGCGAACTTCCAGAATGTGGCATTCCATCAGTTTCCGGGAGACGCACTCACGCTTCAGGGTTATGCCTCGTGGAAAGCGGAATACAACCAGATCGACAACTGCTATTTCACTACGCTGGGTGATAGCGCGATTGTGCTGGGGACAGATTCCAAAGACACGCGCATCACCAAGAATGTCTTTGAAACCGTTGCCGACAAGGGTGTGGACATCCAGACCAGCGGTCATCTGATCCACGGGAATATCTTCCGTTCGATCACGATGCAGGCGCTGCTCTTCAACAACTCCGGGAACCGGGTCCGAGTGACGAACAATCACTTCAGCGGCATTGGGCGGGAGACGATCCTCTTCGACAACACCACGACGGGATTCAGCGATGTCACGGTTAGCGGGAACACCTTTGAGGATTCCGGGATCACGACGACCAACACCTACGACACGATCCTCTTTGGCTCGACCGCAACCGCCATCTCACGGATAGCGATTACTGGCAATGCGTTCCTGAACAGCAATGCCAACAAGCCCCGCTACGGGGTCAACTACCCCGGTTCCGGTTCGCAGAACAATCTACTGGTCGGGAATACCTTCGGCCCTGCGTCGCACTGGGGCACGGGTCCGGTCAATGACAACTCCAACGCGACTACCCCGACATTGATTCAGAACAATGTAGGCTTCCTCCGTGATCTACGGGCAGTTTCCAAGTCCACGACTTACACAGCGGTTCCGCTTGACGATGTACTGGTGGTGACAGCCGGGGCATCCGACAAGACGATCACGCTCCCGACCGCAGTCGGAGCCCAACCTCGCGCAATGACGATCATCCGGGCCGATGGAGCCGTAGGCAATGTCATCATCGATGGCAATGCAGCAGAGACTATCAATGGTGCGGCAACCAAGACACTCGGTGCGCAGTACAGCGCCATCACCATCCTGCCTTTCAATAGCAATTGGCTGATCATGAATCAAGTCGGTACTGTGACGTGATGATCAGTCATCCCTGTGAGTTGGTTACGCCGTGGATGTATTTGAATGGGCGATGCAAAACGGCGAGCGAATCACAGCCAGTGGCTTGTTGCTGTTTATCGTTATCTTCGCCGCTATAGCGCTCGACAAGAAATGGATCGTTCCCGGCTGGGTCTATCAAGAGTGCATCAGCCATGTGGGTACGCTCGAAGAGAAGGTCGAGGCGCGCGTCAAGGCCCAAACCGAGACGATTGAGAGATTGGAGGCGGAACTGCGTACACTACGGGAGGCAAAAGACAACACATATGTCAATGTCAGTGAGCCACAGCAATAGGAGAGAGGTATGGACTACCGAAACGGCAACAATATCCTGATCACCGTACTGGTGGTCTTGGCGATCATCGCCTTGATCATCTGGATTTTCTAGGAGAGGACACGCAATGACGTGGCACACGATGCCGGGTGCCAAGCGCACTGTCTATCTACCCGATTGGATTAGATTCTTCGTCAAGATACTGCCCCCGACGCAGAAGAATCAGCGTCCGGGCATTATCATGTGGGGCTCTCCTCAGTGGATTCAACACGAGACAGCCAACTACAACACCGGCGCTGACGCGGAGATGCACTACCGCTTCCTCGTGAACGGTGCGAATGGCACTCCACTGAGCTATCACTTCACCAACGATGACGCTGAGATTTATCAGATGATCCCGTTGAATGAAGTGACGTGGCAGGCCGCGTGCGGAGCCTGTGCAGGCAACTACGACTGCTGGTCCAACGAACTGTGTGTCAATCAGGGCATCAATGAAGCCAAGTCGCGCGACATTGCGGAGTGGCTCGCAGCCGGTGTTCTCGAAGCGCACGGTATCCAGCCAGTCAAGGCCAATATCACAACGCACTGGGACTGGAACAATGTCTACGCAGGTGGTCCAAACGATCCTGATCGACATCACTGCCCGGAGCAGATGCTGTTTATTGATAAATACTGGCCGACCTATGAGGATCGAGTTATTCAGAAGTACGCCGAGATAAAGGCGTTGCGAGAGGGTCTGGTGAAACCGCAACCTGTTCCTCCGAAACCCCCCAAGTACCCGAAGCCAGAGACACCCGATGGGTTCAACACCAATGCTCCCTTGGATCACCCCGCCGACAACATGAAGTACCGCAAGACGACGGTTTATATCTGCCGCCGGAACTATCGAGTTGTCGCCAAAAAGGGAGCCGGTCGTCTTGTCACACCCGATAAGGGTGCCGAGAGCGCAGGTCCACGCGCCAAGTGGAACGAGAAACTGTATGGGCACGGTTTGTGGGTCAATCCGGATACCAATGTGACGTACATCCTTGACGAGACTGGTTACTGGATTCAGGCGTCCTCTCTGACCCCGAATATAAAGATCACACCCAGAAAGGTAGATGACGACGATGAGTGATAAGGGGGGTATTCATGCCAAGTCACAAGTGAGTATTGGCATTCATTACGAGGGGTCAGATACAAATCAACCCTTCGATGAAGTACGGGGTGTCACCGTGTATCATGATGATGATGGCGAACCCATTACCGACCCTACGACCATAGCGCTCTGGGAGTCTCAGCAGGCTGAGAAGCTGGCTGCTCTGAAACATGGAGAAGAGTGATGTTCAAAGAAGGCCAGCAAGTCGAAGTAACCGTTCCGGCTACTGCTGACGAAGAAGAGTCTTCATTCACAGGAACCGTCCTCCGCGAAGCGGACGAGACGCCGGTGCTTGTCACTGGACCGAACAACAATGTTCGAGGCTATCCGATTGAATGGGTGGCAGACGCGCCCGAGGATGAAGACGAGTAATGGCCCTCACTAACACTGGCCGTGATTACATCGCGGCAGCGATTATCGGTACGGATACTGGTACCGCTGGACAAGCACTCACAACCTTCAACAATGCCAATGCCGCGCTCGGGGTTGGTGACTCGTCTACCGCCTTTACGACCGCGCAGACCAACTTGGTTGCAGCAACCAACAAGCTGCGCAAGGCGATGCAGGCAACCTATCCTTCGGTTGCCGCCAACGTGATCACAGCGGTATCTATCTTCGGTACGTCCGACGCGAACTATGCGTGGAACGAGTTCGGGTTCTTCAATAGCACTACTGATGGAACCGGAACGATGCTGGCGCGAGTTGTGTCCTCACAGGGCACCAAAGCTGCCGGTCAGACGTGGACGTTGACCTACACCCTCACACTGTCGGTCTAGCCTCTCTCGCAAGAAGGCGCTGACTGATGCCCTATTCATTCCCAACACGATCAGATGGCGTTGGCAATACTATCGGCGCCTCTCATATGAACGCAGTTCAGGATGCGATTGAGGAAATTGGCCTGAACTCTGAGTCCGTTGGATCAGGCATCTATGCGTCTCGACCTGCGTCTGCGTCGGTCAATGCCGGTCGTCTCTATCTGCCCACGGATAAGCCGGTTATCTGTCGAGACAACGGAACAACGTGGGAAGAGTGGGACTTGGCCAGTGGCGCAAAACTGACTTTGCCCAACTCTGCATCGTTTTCTTGGGACAATCAGGGCGCTGCCTCTATCGCTACGGTCAACGGTCGTGATGTCCTGACCAGTCCAACTGGCAGTGTTTTTCGCGGACGGACAGTACCCGCGACAAATCCTATGTTTGTCAAGGCAAGACTGTCCGCAGCGACAGTAGTTGGCGGCAACTCGTCAATTGGCTTGTGCATTAGCGATGGTACAAAGTTGGTGGCATGGGAAGCGATGACCACGTTCGGTGGCGGTGGTATGCGTAGCGGAAAGTGGACCAGCTCCACCGCTGGGTTCAATGCCACCTACCTCAACTTTTCAACCGTTATCTTTGGTACCACGGCTATATGGCTTGGGTTGCAGGATGATGGGACGAACATCATTTTCTGGATGAGTCAGAACGGTGTCGATTGGATCAAAATGGAGAGTCGTGCCCGTCTTGACTGGCTGGCCAGTCTGACAACAATTGGTTGGTATTACAGCAACCAATCCGGTCAAACGGGCGATGCTGTTCTGTACTCGTGGGAGAAAGTCTGATGCCTACGCTGTACGCGGACGACGCCAACGTGATCATTCGCTGGCTTCGTAACTCCGAGGAAGAGGCGACATATCCTGATTCTCCCGAGGGCGCTGTCTCGACGCTTACGTTCCCAACTGAGGGCAACAAGCCCTTGGTCAGTGACATCACACTGAGCACGATTCCCTATCTCTTTGACGGTACTGTTCTGACGAAGGATGGCGCTCCTGTCACGGTTGATATGAATCATCCGGACAGCCGCAAGCAGATGATCGATGATCTGGTGGCTCTCCAGTCAACGATTCAAGCGGCATCGACAGTCAATCAGTTGAAAGGTGGCGTGCAGGACTTGCGTCGCATCCTGCTCACCGTTGTCCGCAACGTCGAGATAATAGGTGAATAATGGCGATCATCTTCCTCTCGGACGGAGCCGCTGGAATCGGCGGAACCCTGACGGCGGCAAGCATCTGGAACGGTCCAACATCCGGAGTCGTTACGTTTCAGAACGCAATCAAGTCGCACGGTGCGGGAGCGCTCCAGCATTTCAGCGGCGCATCTGCATCGGCATATGTCGCTCGACTTGCCTGCCTTGCTGACGCTGGGCGGCGCATCAACCTGAACGTCTCCTTCAACGGGTACGGCGGATCGGGTGGCTCCGGCATCATTCGCGCCCTGAACGGATCAGTCACAAACTTTGAGATTCGGCTGACAAATGCCGGAAAGCTGGCGCTCTATGGCGGCTCTTCCGGGACGACGCTCCTCGACACCAGCACCATTACGCTGTCGCTCAACACCTTCTATCGGATTGCCCTCTGCTATGTGATCACCAACACCACTATCTCCGAGTTCCGCGTCTACGTGGACGGCGTCCTTGAATGTACGGCGAGTAATCCGACGTCACAGGGAACGCTGGCCAGCACGCTGCGCCTCGGCTGGACAGGCACAAGCCCCGGTGTCAACATCAGTATGTTCACCTCTGATATTTATGTTGACAATGACACATCGCTGGCCGATCCCGGCGAAATCTTCGTGACGAACAAACGCCCCGCCGGATTGGGGGCCACGAATGACTTCGCTGTCGTTGTTGGCACCGGCACGAATCGCTGGGATCGTGTAGCAGAACTGCCCGTAAATACTGCTAATCGCTATTCACAAACCGCCACGGGTCAAGTGAGCGAGTCGTATACGGTTGAAGCAGCAGCGGTCGGAGACGATGATCTGACAGGGGCGACGCTGCTGGGCTGGGCCCCGTGGGTCCACTACGCGGTTGTCACCTCGTCGGGCTCGACGTTGGCGTCGATGATCGCCAACAACGGAATCGTGGCGATGACCACCACGCAGGCATCGGGCATCTATCAAACCATCGAGACGATCATCGCATCGACCAGCTATCCAAGCGGGAACAACGTGGTTGGTCTACGCTCAACGGGCACGACAGTCGATACGCATCTCGCCGAGTGCGGCATCTTCATTGCCTACACCGCTGCCGCAGCCTTAGACCCCGGCCCCGCCTATCCCCGCAGTCGTTCGTCCCGTTATACGCAATTACGTTCGTAGGAGAAGCATCTCATGACCAGATACGCTGTCACCTTTGATGAGGTGGCTGTCAGTGCCCAGCAAGACCTGTTCGACATCGCTCCGGCAGCGAATCGACCGATCATCATTCACGAGATTGTGATTACCCAATCAAGTGATGTGTCGGAAGCACAGGAAGAGTGGCTCCACCTTCGCTTCGTGCGCGGATTTGCCACGGTCGGATCGGGCGGAACCACCATGACCCCTGTTCCGCTCTCGGTGGTTGACTCTGCAACCGGCGCGACGTGTCGGATCAATGACACCAGTAAGGCGGTCGTAGGCGCTGGCACAACCGAAGTGCTTCGTTCGGACAACTTCATGATCCGGTCGGGGTACTACTATCTGCCCACCCCGGAGTCCCGGATAATTGTTACGGCAACGAGCACACGTTTCGTGGTCCAGTTGAACACGACTCCGACCGATGCCCTCACGATGTCAGGAACCCTGATCTTCGAGGAGTTGTAAGCATCCATGGGCACGTTTCGTCGCCGGTTTGATTATCGCGCGAGACGCGCCCCAGCTCGGGGGCTTCCTCCTGTTCCCGTTGCTGCTGCATACGGCAGTGGGCGATACGGGGTTGATTACTACGATATTCCGCCCGTCCCCATCGTCGTCAATGACAGCGGCACGATTGTCGGTACAGACTCATTCGCAGCGCTTTCCAACGACTGGCCCCGTGTCAACTCGACCCCAACCACAGCGTCGGTCTATAACAGCGCCGCTACGCTCACCTTTTCTCATACAACACTCAGTCAGGCTGATCGCCTGCTCATTGTCCGCGTTCACAACCGCGCGTCATTTGGACACGCCCCTGTAACGAGTGTGACGTGGAACGGCAATGCGCTGTCCTACTTTGGGCGATTCGTCAATGGCGGTACGGATAGCTCCATTGAGTTCTGGTATCTAAAGAATCCGACCGCGAATACAACCGGCAATGTTGTCATCACGCCGCCGTCTTCGCGGTCGATAGTAGCTGGCGCTGTCACCTACGCCAACGTCGATCAGAACACCACCTTCCGACGTAACTCGGTCATCGGTGCAGAGGGAGGTACCGGCACCGCTTTCTCTGTCACCGATAACAACTCACGCTTCGGGGACATGATCATTGCGGGTGTTGCCCGGAACATTTCTGAGAACATTTCTCCGGCTGGTGGCGGTGAGGATTACGACGTCTACAACGGTACGAACCTCAAAGGCGAGGGCATCAGTCGTCTGGGTGCTGCGGACGGTACGGGCGAAGTTGTTGGCTGGACCGTTGCTACCAGTGAGTTCTACACCGTCGCTGAGATTGCGATCTTTGCGCCCGGTATTTCTGTTGCTGATAGTGGAACCATTGCCGGTACTGAAGGGCTGAGTCGCGCATTTGCGAACTTGGCGACTGATACGGGCACGATCACGGGCACCGATTCTGTCACTGTTGCGGCAACACGTCTGGTTACAGACAGCGGCACTGTTACCGCAACCGATACGGTTGCCCTGACCAGCACTGTCCCTGTCGCAGACAGCGGTCCAATCGCAGGCACAGAGACACGCACCCCCGGTGTCACGCTCCCGGTCGTCGATAGCGGACTGATCACGGGCACCGATGACCTCTCTATCTCACTGCCCAAGAGCGTCTCAGACAGTGGCACCATCGTCGGCACTGAGGGTGGACTGACTCCGACCCAGATGCCTGATGGAACCATCGTCAACTGGGCACGCAACCCGGATGGGAACGATCCACTGGCTCGTGGTCCGAACGGCGGTGAGCGTTGGATTGGGACATCGTTTGGTCTACCCAATCAGCCCAACGGAACGTACTGGACTGTCACCCGCGACAGTTCGATAACGTATTCCGGCACCTATTCCATCCTGCTGACGCTGACCGCTGCCGGAGCCGCCAAGTACGCCGCACTCGGCTTTCTCTACATCGCCCTTGACGGTGCGGCTGGTGCTGATCAACCGGACGAAGTCCGTAATCGCCCGGTCATTCTGAAGACCGGACAAGTCCTCAATTTCTCGTACTGGATGCGTCTGGCTGCGACATATGTTGGTGGCAATTCATCTGCTACTGACATTTACGGGATCACGACCGTCAGTAACAATGCGGACGCCTCTCCGCTGTCGCAGGTTGTCGATGGCAACTGGCAGCGCACCGCAGGGCAGGCTGTTGCAGCAACGGGCGGTGGGGCTGTCGTCTTTATCACGATTCCACTGACGGGTGGAACGACTGCCGCCAACATCACTGGTCTGCAAGTCCGTCTGGATAATATCGACCTGCTGGTTGATCAGGATTTGTTCGCGTCGCAGGGGCATATCTCCGGAAGCCTTGGCGCATCCTACGGGTGGTTCGGTGATCCTGACGTTTCAGCGTCGTACCTACTTGCCGCAACCACAAAGACGCCAGCCGATAGCGGCACGATCAGCAGCACCGATGCGGTTGTTGTCACCCAAGCACTGACGGTTCCTGACACGGGTCTGATCGTTGGGACAGAGACGCGAGCCACTGTTGCGACATTGCCGGTTCCTGATACCGGACTGATTGTCGGGACAGATGGGCGAACCATTACCCAGAGTCTGACTGTTCCCGACACCGGCTTCATTGTCGGCACCGACGGACGTCTGATTACAGTTCCGGTGAGTGTCATCGACACCGGAATCATTGCAGGCACCGAAGCCTTTGCTTCGACGATGACACTGCCGGTGGCAGACAGCGGCTTCATTGTCGGCACGGAGACACGGGTTCCGACTGTCACGATGCCGGTGGCAGACACGGGCACCGTTGTCGGGATAGATTTCCCCTCGCTTCAAGCCCCGAACAATGTCCCCGATACCGGCACAATTACCGGTTCCGAGAGCACGACGATTGCGGTAGCGATCACGGTGGCGGACAGCGGCTTCATCGCTGGCACAGAAGCACTTGTCTCTACCCAGACGCTAACGGTGGCAGACACAGGTCTGATGACAGGTGTCGATACTGTCGCCACTCCGAGCGCGATCACCATCAATGACAGCGGTCTGATCACCGGCACAGATGCTGCGGCGATCACCACCAGCCTGACGCTTCAGGAAACCGGTCTGATCACGGGGACGGACGGACGCACAATCACCGCTGCGTTGAGTGTGGCGGACAGTCGGCAGATCACAGGTGTTGATGCCGTCAGTGTCGCGCAAGGGGCACAGGCGGTTCCGGTGCTCGACAGCGGCACCATCGCCAGTGCTGACAGTGTCTTCGTCTCACTTTCGGTAGCGCGAGCGGACAGTGGCACCGTCACCAGTAGCGACACGGTGCTTGTCACCGTCATCGCTCAGCCGGTCTTTGATCCGGGTGTGATCCAGAGTGCAGACGCGGTTGTCGTCCAGAAAGCGCTACGGCTGGACGATACGGCGACGATCACTGTCGCTGAAGGCATCTTCGTTCAGATAAATGTTGTCGCATCCGACAGCGGCACTGTCTCCGGATCGGAGCTGACTGCTACAGGCATTGTTGTCGTGTGCAACGACACGGCGACACTGTCTGTTTTGCACACCATATACATTGCGAAGACGACGGGTGACTTCCGTGTCTTCACATCAGGTGATCCCGTGATGAAGATGCAGTTCACGAGTGGGTCCGTAGAGATGGTTGTACATTTTGTCGGCAAGACACCCAAGATGGTGACGCAATTCACCAGTGGCGTAATGGAAGAGGAAAGCTGATGCCGTTTGAGATAAACGAACCGCTCTACGGCGGAGAAACATTCTGGTTTCGTATTCCGGATGTTCAATTGAATGACATACCGGTGACAGCCGAGGCCAATGCGCGTCCGGACACCTTTACATGGCTCATGACCGATGACACAGGTGCTCCTGTCTCCGGACAGGCGGGCGATATGAGTCACTCATCGGGGATCGAGGGGTTGTGGGAGGCTGTCCTGCTTGCGCCTTCGACCCCCGCTCGCTATCACGTCCACGCGACGGCCACCAAGGGGCAGAGCGTAGGTAAGTGGCACGACGAGTTCCGGGTGCAGCGATACACATGAGAAACCGCGCGATTGTACCCACGACTTCGATCAGGGACATCGACTTCCATCAGTTCTGGAATGACCTGAAAACAACGAGTGGTCAGGATTTCCCCTACGCTTTCGTCAAGTACGTTTACGATGCGAACCCTGAGTTCGTGGATCAAACGAACGCCGTGGCGACGCTGCTCAATCGAGCAGACATGGTCGAGGTCGTCGGCAACAACATCGCTGCCCAGATGCGCATCAAATACAAGGTGCTTCTGGAACAGTACGAAGAACAACAAAGGGGTGAGGGATGAACCTCAAATACCAAATGAATCGAGCCATGGCATGGTTCGCCGTGATCGCCGCGTCACTGACCATGTTTGTGGTCTGGGCGCAACAGGCATTTGCAGATGACGATCTGCCCGCTGAGGACAGTCTGGGTGATACCGGCACGGTCGATACCGGACTGCAAAGCTGGCAACTGATTGTGGGCTTTGTTCTGCCGCTGCTGATCGCCGTGGTGATCAAGAGCAAGTACACGCCCGCTATCAAGTCGCTGATCATGATGGGTGCGGCTGCGATTGCCACCGCTGTCACGATGTACTTGCAGGGTGATCTGAGTGCCGACGCGGACTACGTGGAGAGCTTCCTGAAGGTGGCTGCTCTGACCATTGCCTACTATCAGGGCATCTGGAAACCGACGGGTGTGGCACCCACGATTCAGAAGCAAATCAACGACGATCCGGGTAACTATCCGACGGTTGCTACCTGATACACTCACGATGCCTTTCAAGCGAGGGCACCCTGACAAACAAAAAGGACCGGACGGCTCCCCCCATCCGGTCCTTTTTGCTATGCGTTTAGACAAGGCGGAGATAGATGGGCCATTTTGATTTGTCGGGTTTATCTGTGTCGGCTTTGGTCTTCAGCCGTTGAATCTCTGCGTCGAGTTCGTCGGTGGTCAGTCGTTCCAACCATTTCTTGTAGAAGTTGATGGGCTGGGGAACGGACGTCTCCACGGTTTGCGGTAGAACCATCTTCTACTCCGTATATAATTTGTCAATAGGACACAAAAGTCCGTAGCAGTTCACTGTACTGCATGGCGACATCTTGACGCTAGTGTACGCCTTGTGCTATACTATCATTACGTCATGCTGGACGTGAAAACCGTTACTAAAGGAGCAGTCATTGACCGACTCATTTGATCCCAGACGAATCTGGGACGCCGTTACTCCCGAAGCGCGGGAGAGCATCACGGTTGCCCTCCAACTGTCCTTCGATGCCGAGGCACTGGAAGTCAAAAACAACTTCCTGTACATTCCCCACGAGTTGGTCCGCCAAGCGTTGATCGACGCAACAGGCAATCAGTTCAACTGGTCCATCGATCAAGTTTTGTTTCGGGACGATAACGTCCTCAGACGATCAGCCAACCGGGAGACAGGTGAGATTCCATCCCCGACCGTAATGGTGGTGATCGGAACACTGACGATACCGGGTCTTGGATCACGTTCCGGAATCGGTTCACATGCGATGGATGCAGGTTCGGGTGAGGACGCTGCCTACAAGAGTGCGGAGTCTGATGCCCTGAAGCGTGCAGCGATGGCGTTCGGCGTCGGCTTGAAGCAGTTGTATATCGACAAGCCCAAGCAGAGTCAGTCGCAGCAGCAGCAGCAGCGACAGCCGTCACCGCCTCAGAATCGTTCAATGGCCCCGCAGCAGCAGGAACGTCAAGGACCGCCCACGAACTACTCGCAGGAACCGCCTGATCCGTATGAGCAGGTTTTTGCGTCTCCGGGTGGACCCGGTGAGTTCATTCCTCCGATGAAAGACCAGAACGGACGCAACATCTGGCAGCTTCCGAGTCGCGCGACAGGGCAGGGCAAAGCGAGTGATCGTCAGATGCAGTGGATATTTGACCTGCTCCACAAGATGCAGAAGAACCCCTACGCATACGACTGGTCCGATCTTCCCATGCAGGAAGCAACCGAGTGGATCGATTCGCTGAAGGCCGGGAAGGTGCCATTTGAGAGCTAAGTACGAACAGCCGGAGAAGCGGGTGGGCTATAAAAGCCCGCCCGTTTTCAATCCCAACTGGTACGACCCGCTCGCCCCCAGTGATCGCAAGGTTCTCTACTTCCTGATGGATCAGGCAGAGAAGGAAGGCACGCAGACGATCAGTCTGTACGCCAAGGACATCGCGAAGGGGCTGGGGATGACCGTGCGCATGATCATGAACACGATCAAGCGCCTTGAAGAGCGTCAGTACATCATGCGTGAGCGGCAGCGCGATGAGCGGGGAGGACTCATCGCCAGCAAGTACACGATCTTGCAGGCCGACCGGAACAGACGCGAGAAGATCAGGGAAGCATCGATGTTCTCCGGCATCTCGGAGATAACCATGATCGACTACGTGTACTGGCTTCATCATCACCGCGAGAAATACGAGGCAATCGAACTGCCAACCGTGGAGGACGTTGCGTTCCTTGCCCACTGTCCGACCTATCACGCGAATCAATTCGTGGATGGCTGCATCAAAGCAGGAATCCTTACGCCAGAGAAGGTGACATTTTGAATACGGGTATTTTCTGCTACGACAGAAACATTGCGAACCTGACAACGGTTGAGGTTGCTGTTTTTGCCCGATGTTTGAGTTTGCACTCTGTCTCCCACACAGAATGGTTTTACCTGTCGTCATGGGAGATACAGGCTCAAACCGGACTGAACAGGAAGGCAAGAAAGCGCGCAAAGAAATACCTTGGCAGCATGGGGTTTCTTCAGTTCACAAAGCGCGGTGATTTACCTGCCCAGTCATACAAAATAGATTACGAGCGACTCGCACATGTGGCTGAGTCACACGCTCTTCGCGTTGAGCCTGAAGAGTTCAAGGCCGGTGTGTGATGTGGGGCGAAGATGAGCTTCGTCTGATAGGCCGGATGATTGGCGAACTCACTGACGAGAGAAAGGACCGACGATCACGAAGCAGAACCATGACTCGCCTGTTCGACAGCGTTCCCGCTGCTGATCTGTATTCCTATTTTTTGTACTGGTGCACGCAGACGGCAGATGGATGGTGCTGGCGAACAGTTGAGCAGATTGAGGATTACACCGGGTACACAAAGTCCGAAATCGCCACGGGAAGATCGAAACTCAAAGCCCTCGGCGTGCTCGAAGAGAAGCGCGTCGGGCTGCCAGCACGAAACTACTATCGTCTCCGGCTTGACATAGTAGCTGAATTGTTACTGGCGTACACAAATACTCTCGACATCAAGTTGTCAGGAAATCGCCCACTAGAGGGCGAAATCGTGACAACTGGTAGTCAGGAAATCGCCCACATAATAGGAAACAAAGAGTTAGTAGTAGGAGAGAGTAGTAAGGGGAGTAGTAAGGATAGCTCTCACCCCTCCCTCTCTCAAAAATCTTCTCCTGCCTACCCAGTTGATTTTGAGTCATTCTGGAAGAGCTATCCCTCGGGGCATGGCTCCAAGATGGCGACGTTCACTCAGTGGAAAAAACTTTCCGCCGAAGAACGCGCAATTCTTCCGGAACGGCTTGATGACTGGAAGATGTGCTCTCAATGGCAGGAAGAAGGAGGGCGCTATATCAAACACGCTGAACGATGGGTCCGTGATCGATTTTGGGAGGACACTCCACCGATGACGAAACCCAAGAGTTCGTTCAAGAAGCCGAATGGCCCTGACTTTCTCGGTCAGTTGAGAGCTATGCAGGCAGCAGAAGACGCCCCGATGTACGACGGCGATGACGATGACGTGGTTGAAACCACAGGAAGAGTGCTATGACGCCCGAAGAGAGCAAGAAGATGATGGCCCTTTTGCAGACAGTTTGGCCCAACGTCACTTGGACCGAACTGTCTGAAACCATTTATGTCGATGCCGTAGATGACACGCCATATCCAGTCGTCGAAGCTGCGATACGGGAAATGTACAAGACGGAGCAGTGGCCTTCATGCGCAACGCTCCGCAACATCATCGGCCTGAATCAGCCCAGTTTTGGAAGTCACCTTGAAGCGTTCCAGAAGGTGAAGCGTGAAATCTCACGAGTCGGTCTTCCGGGCAAGCCGTCTTTTCCAGATAATCCTGAGATTGCCAAGGCTGTTGACTTGATCGGCTGGGATCAAATATGCGGCTACGATCTGGAAAAGGAATCGTTCATGGTTGATCGATTCAAGCACGCCTACGAAGAGTCTTGTCGGATCATCGAGCAGGACCGGAAGCGCAAGCGCAACGAAGAGATTGGAGGCGGTGGAGACGGAACTCCACAGCTTCCAGTCTAGTCCCCTATGACACAGGGAGCGTCCCTCAGCGACGAGAGGACGCTCCCTCGATCCGGACAGCGAAACGTCATTTTCTGACAGGGAAAACGCTCTAAATCGCTTCCCCTCATACCCCACCACACAACAAATTGTCAGGACAGGGCAGCACTTGACGTTACTTGTCGCCACATGAGATAATTACGTTATGTCTCGGACGAAAAGGACGTTCACATGCCACAGGAGAGCCAGACCGAAAAGTACAACCGGATGTGTTTCACCAAAGTCCGATACCCGTCCGCTGAAAGCGCGAACGTCGCAGCCAAGAACTCCACCCGGACGTACCGGGAACTCTACTCCGCATACACATGTCCCTTTTGTCACACGTGGCACATCGGACACAATCCCAAGAAGGATCGGTATCGCGAAGAGCATAAACACGAGGCGTATCTCTTGGACATGCGGAAGCGCAAGGAGCGACGGGAAGAGGATCGACGGAAACGTCCCAAAAAGGGAGAGAAGAAACGTGTCAAAGCCCGCGTGGACGATAAGCACGGACCCGCAGAAACCCAAGAGTCGTAGTTCTATCCCCACGTATGAAGTCGGTCAGCTTGTTCGGATCGTAGACGGTCTGGAACAGGCTGATCTGACAAATACCTACGGGATCGTGACATCGCTGGACAAGACGGGTCGTCCAGTCATGACCGTCAAGACGCGCAACGAACCTGTTTCCGTGAATGGATGGGACGTGCTCTGGAAGCGCGTCACCGAAGAAGAGATGACCGAAGCACTGCTCTGGGGGAAATCAACATGATCATGGGTGATATGCAATTTCTCGATGATGACTACGAGCCTGATGAAGATGAGACGGTCATGGTAGCGGCAGTCAAGCCGCTGGATATGATCCGCGAGTTTCAACGGGACATCATGATCGGGCTGATCGTCTTCGAGGATTTGTTCCCGGAAATGCCGTTCTATCGCTATCTGAAAGAGAACGGCGTTCTCTCGCATCGTGATGAGTTCGACGGGCTATGCAGCGCGCTCTCCATCGTGGAGGCGTGCTTCGGGAGCTACCTGAGAGCACAGGACGACGGGGACGAGATTCTGAAATCCATATTCGATGAGGTCAACGAGCGCGTCAAAAAGATAGGTGTCACCGTCGATATGGACATCGACAACGCCCGGAATCTGATCGATGCGGTCAACGGACTGGATCAGATAGACGGTCTGGACAAACTGTTGATAGACCTCGGAGTTGATCCGGAGGGTGATGATGAGGTCGATCCGTGACATTTTGGCAGATGCCAACGCAACACGTGCGCATAACCTCACGCCGAACCAGACCGATTTACTCGAAAACTTCTACACGGTTCTCGTGGAATGGGATGCGGGAAATCTGACGTTGGCGCAAGCCGAAACAGCGTCAGGGACACCGTACCAGCGCTTCATGATGATGATGGCAACTTCTCCGAACTCGGACGAGTGGAAGGTCATGCAGCGCTTCTTCGAGGCTGTTATCAAGCGTGATCGCGGGGCAGGAGTGCTGACGAAGGGAGGTTGGATCAGTGAGGAACGCATCAAGAGTCATCAGGGCAAGATCGTAGACGTGACTGATCCGGACGGCACTGTCCGTCAAGCAGCCGTGTTTCCGACCGGATACGGGGTGACATTCGAGAACAAACCGGACCCGAACAATCCGATCTACGGGGAGGAACCGCACGTTTGGACGGTCGAAAATCTTCCCGAGATTTCATCGACCCCTGACGGATACATGGAGTGGCATGATGAAGACGTAAATTGACAGTACCTGACGTGACGGTCGATACTATGCACGAAGGAGGTGTCATGACCGACACAGCAGCAACAATCGAGGGGACGACATTAGATGCGTCTCGAACCAAGGGGCGTTATGAAAGTGCCGCTGAGCAAGCGCTCGGACAGGCACTCGTTCATCACGTGGCTATGACCGTGAATGGCAAGCAGAAGCGCACGGACCAGATGTGGAGTCTGTACAGCGACTTCGGCTGGTCATTAGCGGACATAGGTAAAGCATGGGGGGTGAGCAAGCAACTGATTCACCAAATCTTCCAGAAAGAAGGACTGACCATGCGTAAGGCATGGGACACTCCAAAGAAGAAGCGGCCCCAGTAGTGGACTCGTTTTTGACTGGGCTGTATCTCTTGCTTGCATCGTGGTCAATCATCATCGTTCTGCGTTACACACCGAGAGATACACGATGGAACATGGTGAACTGGGTGATTATGGCGTTCGGCGTCACGATCTCTATCGTGTTCACCTATCAGTTCGTCATCTATGCGAATCGTTGACGAAGACATAACCGCTGAACAGTGGAGACAAGAAGCCTTTCTTGCTATGACCGAGAAGGCGTGGGGTGGACGTGTTGAGCAATTAGCACGACTAAACGGCTGGAAGTTTTATCACACGTGGCAGTCAATCCACTCCGCACCCGGCTTTCCTGACTATGTATTCGTGCGTGATGGGGAGGTCATGTACGTCGAACTCAAAACCGAGAAAGGTAAGCTGACCCCCGCTCAGCTTACATGGCGAGACTTACTCGTCGCAGCCAGACAGGAGTATTACGTCTGGAGGCCCAACATGATCGACTTCGTTGAGGACCGCTTTGCATCGGCATCTACTCTCATGGAGGATGTGCCACATGTATGCAGTAACGGTTGTCAATGTGAACCGATCAAGAAAGCGAGAACCCCGCGTGAAAATGGTCGTACACCTCATCAGAGCCGACGCAAGCGTCGTGATGGAGGTTAGTCAGAACTGGAGCATTGAGTGGCCGGTAACGGATCAGAACATCGTTGAGATTGAACCGGCTATACGACACGCAATGGCAGACGCAATGATTGTGCTGGCTGATGAAATGAAACGCGATGCTGGCACGAAAGCCGTCAACGATACAGAAACAATGGCTGAGATAGATGATCAGCCGGGTGGATGGAGGAAGAACTATGAAGCTTAGGGTGCAGCTGATCAAGGCAGACGGGCAAACGGTGGTCGAACTGGTGTCGCATTGGACCGATGCACGTGATGACGTGCATGATGGGAATCTGCATGAGATTTACCCGGAACTTATCGAGAACGTCATCGAATGCCTGCGCTCTATGTGCGACGAGATAGAGAACGGTACGGCGTATCCGAGGCTCAAAAATAGCGAGACAGGGGAACTCCGTACATTACAGGAGCCGAACGGGTTCGGAATGGCGTGGAAGGCATTCATTGAATGAGAGATAGGCGACTAAGTGTTCAGACAGTGGACGATCTGGCCGCCTCACGAACACGAATCCATGACGACACAACCCGCTCAACCGTTCAGGTGCTCCCCGATAGAGACATTATCGGGGTTCTTGCTGAGGATGCCTTTGAGCGACTCTCAGGTTTGCCGATGGATCGTCGCGCCAAGAAGTCGGGCGATGACGGGGCGGACTTTCTAACCGCAGGCGGGCTGAGAGTAGACATCAAAGCTACTCCGCGTGAGGATGGGCGCTTGATGGTCAAGACACAGAGAGCGGGGAAAGCACACATCTACGTGCTGGCTGTCGTCGATGTCGAGACACGGCGCGTAACATTCAAGGGCTGGGCCTATCAGATGGACTTTGGACCGGAGAAATATCACGAGAAGCACCACGGCGTGATGTTTAGCGCAATAGAGCAGAAAGACCTGCGTCCAATGGAGCTAGGGCCGTGGAGATTTAGTGATGAACCACCGTTCTGACGTAGAAGACCTTCTAGGGCCAGTCTGGTGCGGAAGATGTTTGAGAATCAACCGGGCTGAGATACCGGAGTGGGTTCCGCTCGGGGATAAGGCGGCTGCGGAGGTAGCCGTCATCTATCACGAAATAGATAACGGAAATGGCATCAAGACATACAAGTTCTTCGGCTGGATTCCGTTCCGTCGGGCATGGTATGGACGACCGACCACGTATCGCAAGAGCGCATGGTTTGCCAGTCGCGACGAAATGATTCGGGATGAACACAGTCTGCTCGCGTGGTTTCAGGCGCTCGACGACTTGTCGATCAAGCGGCGTGACGAATCGGCGTACTACACGCTGAAAGATATGTTTGGGAAGAGTATCGGGGTCCGTACAGGTGGAACGGGGAGGACCGCCGCGATCTATGATCATGATGGCGATCAGTTGGCCGTCATTTATCGGGCACATACCGGCGCGTTCATCGTCAACTACGGCGTGGAAAGCCCGAAGCGTCACAGCACATTGCAGGCCGCAATCGACGCATCTGTGGCGAACATAGAGACGCTGAGGAAGGTAGCAAGATGACCCAAGATAATCCGTGTCTGGCCTATCGCATTATCAAATCCCAAGCGGGTCTTCCCATGATTGAGGCCCAAGGGTGGACGACGGTCATTCACAACAAAGATGTGCGCAGTGCCGCTCTTGATCTGCGCTATTTCCCGGTGGACGGAGAGTTGATCACTGTCGCCATCTTGTGCGATGAAATCAACGTCCGCCACGATCTTCTGACCGAACTCAACCGTCCGATCCCGAT